AGATTTAAACTGCTGATCAAAATGTGATTTTCATTGGCATAGCATTTTGCATGTAAGTTAGGGCAAAATCTTATTTCGACATTATCTAAATTTTTTAACCAGTTTAAGTCTGATGTATTCATTTCTTTCTTTCCGTGTATTACATGTATTTGAGTGCCGTTTTTATTTTTTTCTTTTATTAAATCTTTAATACGCTCACATAGCTTGATGTATGGACTTATCAAATATAGGTCTGATAGTGAATTTTCGATTATTTTTTCAAGATAAAAACTGAGGCCGGATGTGTTTAAAATTTTCATATAAACTCCTATGAATTTTATCAGACTTTATCATATGTTGGTAGCATATATAATGCTATAATTTGGTTTTTTATTTCGTTTTTTTGTTTTAAGCCCTTCGTTTTATATGGCGCAACATAGTTGCTTGTTTCCCCGTCCACGGTGGATAACCAGCCAAAGGACACCGGGAGGCACCCGGCACCGCAACCTTATTTCCCAACCAGTAATGAGGTTAATAAATGCTCGGCATTCTCAAAAAGAAATTCCGCAAAGCGGCTGGCGGAGTCAAGAAGATGGAAAACCGTGATGCGGTGGAAGCGACCGTCTGGGGCGCATATTCCATTGCATACTCTGACGGCACCTGCGATGCGAAAGAAATTGCAGTATTGGAAAAAACCATTGCAGCACTTACTGCCTTTGCGCCCTTCTCCGGTGAAATTGCCCAGATGAGCGCCAATATTCGCGCTCAATATGAAGCCTCGCCGCGCCGAGCTAATGCCCAGGCTTTACGTGAGCTGGCTGATGTGTCCGGGACTAATGATGCGGTAGATGTTCTGTGCCTATGCATTGATATTGCTGACCAGGATGGCATTGGGGCAGAAGAGCAGGAGCAATTGAAGAAAATTGCCCAGGCTCTTCAATTGCCACTGGAACAGTATATCTGATGGTTATAAAAGCACGTCTAATTCTGGCTTTGGTTTTTCTCGTGCTATCTGTGCTGGTGGATTTCACCAGCACAATCCTGTCGGTTTTATCCGACGGGGCGTTGGTAGCAGTAGCTGTAACATTGGTATGGCCGATATTTAAACCAGCCTCGAAGGATCAGTGATGAGCTTCTGGGATTTTGCAGATAAGTATCCAATTGTTCTCATTATCATTGTTGCCATAGTTGTAGGCGGTATTGTTAGCGCCATTGAAGCACTTAGGAAACAGTAATCCGGCCCTTTAGCTCAGTGGTTAGAGCTGGCGACTCATAATCGCACGGTCACCGGTTCAAGTCCGGTAGGGGCCACCATATTTGGTTGTAACACGGCGTCTGGCACATGCGTCGTTAGCGGTCTGGTGACGTTAAAGGGGGAACCTTGCCCCTAGCTCAGGCAACAAACCAGGTAGCCGGAATGTGCAAGTCACCGTTGGAGGGATAGCGGATACAGGGACTCACCATCCTGGCGATTCGGTGTGACAGCCGGGAAGAGTCCGGCGCATTAATCCTGATTTTCTGGTGATGACTCATATCGTTAGGAGTGATTTGAGTATGCCGATTATATCTGACATTCAGCACGCCTGGGTGGAGTGCTAATGTCTGCATCCCCTCTTGAATCCATGCCAAATTCCCTTAGTGCAGAACAAGCTGTACTTGGTGGCTTAATGCTTGATAACTGCCGCTGGGATGAAGTTGCAGATCGTATAGTTGCTGATGATTTTTATACCAGTGCTCATCGTGAAATTTTCAGTGAGATGGAGAGGTTATTAAGTCATGGCAAACCGATTGATTTGATAACACTTGCTGAAGCACTTGAACAGAACGGTAAATTAGAACGCGCCGGTGGTTTTGCGTACCTTGCGGAGATGTCAAAGAACACGCCCAGCGCGGCAAATATTTGTGCTTATGCGGATATCGTTCGTGAACGCGCGGTTGTTCGTGAAATGATTTCCGTCGCAAATGAAATAGCCGAAGCTGGATATGCGCAGGATGGCAGGGGCAGCAATGAATTGCTGGATATGGCCGAGCGCCGCGTTTTTGAAATAGCTGAAAAACGACAAAAGAGCGGTAGTGGTCCAAAAGATATCGCCAGCATTCTCGATGCAACGGTATCTCGCATAGAAGAGTTGTTTCAGCGACCGCATGATGGTGTAACGGGGCTTGATACCGGATTTACCGATCTCAATAAGAAGACGGCAGGACTTCAGGCGTCCGATCTCATTATTGTCGCCGCCCGCCCATCGATGGGGAAGACTACGTTTGCGATGAATCTCGTCGAAAATGCCGCAGTCCGTAACGATAAGCCCGTATTGGTTTTTAGCCTTGAGATGCCGAGCCACCAGCTGATGATGCGCTCACTGGCTTCTCTTGCACGCGTTGATCAGACTCGTATTCGGACAGGGCAACTTAACGACGAGGATTGGGCGCGGGTTTCTGGCGCAATGGGGATTCTGTTGGACAAGCAGAATATTTTTATTGATGACTCAAGCGCCCTGACACCTACAGAGCTTCGTTCCCGCGCTCGTCGTGTTTATAAAGAAAATGGTGGTTTGAGCATGATTATGATCGACTACCTGCAACTTATGCGCGTCCCCGAGCTGCAAGATAACCGAACGCTGGAAATTGCCGAGATTTCTCGCTCACTGAAGGCTTTGGCGAAGGAATTACAAGTACCGGTGGTGGCATTGTCACAACTTAATCGATCGCTTGAACAGCGTGCGGACAAACGACCGGTAAATTCAGATTTACGTGAATCAGGAGCAATTGAGCAGGACGCAGACCTGATCATGTTTCTGTATCGCGACGAAGTTTATCACCCGGATAGCGAAATGAAGGGCATTGCCGAGGTAATTATCGGTAAGCAACGAAATGGCCCAATTGGCACGGTGAGATTGGCTTTTAACGGCCAATACTCACGGTTTGATAACTATGCTGGTGCTGACTGGCAAGAGGATTATTAATGCAATGGAATGAGGAAAAGCCGATGAACATCCTGATCATTGGGCGAAAATTTGAAGCTATCAGTGATGTGAAAACATATACGGAAATGTGGGCTTACAACCTGGCCTGCGCCTTTAGTGAGGCAGGGGTAACATTGCAATACCATCGTCCATATTCCCCCAGCGTCGAAAGCCCGGAGGATTATGTTGAAGCTGTGTTGACCGCTGCGACCTCGTGTTCTGCGAAAGCCATTTTAGCGCCAGGATTGCGGTATTTTACTACGGTGCCCAGGGTAATAGGCGTGCAACTGCGTCGTCGATTCACTGGATGGGTAGCCCAGGTATACGACGGTTCTATGCTGGATTCGGCACCAGTCGATATTACTTTTACTGTCCGCGATGATACCTGGCGGTACCTGGATAATCCCGGCAGGTTAGAGCGTCATAATCGCTTTAACAAACATGTTGGATGGGCAGCGAATCAGGATCTGTTCCATCTGGAAACCAAAACAGACGATGTTCTGCGTATTTTTGTAGACCACGCTGCATTTGATGTTAGTGGTTTTGATCACTCCTTAAGTATCCTTATGAACCTTCAGCGTCTGACCGTTCCGTATGAGGCCAGAACGTTGACTGATGACGGATTGGTTACCATTGATCCGGGGAATATTTCGGTAATTCCATACAGACGGACGCCGGTGCCAGCAACCGAATTTGCAGCTGAATTGCGTAAGAGTGACGTTTTTATCGTTACGCATCCCGAAAGCCTTGGATTAACTGTTCTTGAGGCGGCAATGTGCGGGGCGTTGGTATTAACGCCTCCCGATTGCCTTCCGCCAGATCGCCTGGCTTTGGTGAACCATATGGTTATCAAGTCGCGGATTGATTGGGATGAGGTTATTGCTCGCGTTGATCGCGTGAAAAATGCTGAAAAGGTCCAGTGTCACACCTGGTCGGCAATTGCGGAAAAGATGCTTGAGACGTTTATCACGCAGAAACCGTCGTGCGGTAACGGATAAAAATTGAACCCATTATAAAAGAAAAGCCCGATCGCCGGGCTTTTCTTAAGCCTTGTCAACAGAGACTTGAGCGGCTTTTATGGATAGATTCCCGCTGGCCTCTATCGCCATACTTCCCCCCGCCTTCAGGGCGACATCCGCGCCTGACTTTATATCGAGATTTCCTGCGGAAGAGATGAATGCCGGACCTTGAGAAATGGCATACAACTCCCCGGCCTCGTTGAATCCTATTGTTGTTCCACTTTTCAAGTGCGTAACGGCCCAGGCTCCGCCCGCCGTCCGGACCTCCATTAGTCCGTTCCGCGACGAAATAAAGTCTTTTTTGGCGCTGGTTGATGGTTGTGCTGGTGCACCTTCAACTTCAGGCGGTACATAGCCTTCACCTTGTCCTGACGCTTCAGGTGGCACATTGGGAGCGCCACCGGATGCATCCTGTGCATAACCGATTATCAATGGCCATCGAGAATCCCCATTGTAGGGAAATTCTACCCATACTTTATCGCCGGGCAGAAATGGTGAAAACGTGTTTGCATTGGACAATATGGCTTCTGCCCACGGCAATGAGGCATCTGGTAGCCCATCCATCATGCCGACAACGCGTATTTGCGTACGCATCAGACCTTTAGGGTCATCGACGCTTACCACTACAGCCCGATACTTTCCTGTCAAACTACCCATTCACCACTCCTAACTGTGCACGGCTGACAAAACGGAAGCGGTCTTCGAAATGAGTCACGGACATCACTATCATTTTGTCAGGGATAGATTCATCGAGTTCTCCGTCACCTGCCGTGTTATGCACGACAATTTTCAGCGTCGTACCCGGAGTTAGCGCGGCATTTCCTTCCACCAGCATATCGAGGCGGGGGAGAATGAATTTGTTGTAGTTCGCCAGCGCGGTAGGATCGGGATTGCTCGTAAATTTAATGGGGTCTTCCTGGTTACCTGAGTAAACCACACCTTTGGTCATGTCATAACTGGCCATTCTGTAATTGTGGCGGCGCTGGTATTCATAATCGGCATTCAGGATGTTGAACTGACTAATTGTAAATCCGGATGTGTTGGGATTGGCGGACTCATAAGTAAGCGATGGAGCTGCGTTTGCCATTTTTTCCATACTTTTAAAATTGATCGTCCCCCTGGATGCCCAGCACATAGAACCGGTATCCCGGGCTATCTCCTGCAATACCTTGGTCGGTTTTTCTCCAACATTTAGGTGGTATGTGGATGTTTTTCTGAATGAGTCAGCATTTACCTTCAGACCAGGGGCAAGAGAGGAAACTACGGCTGATGGGGGCTTATCAACAAAATACTGTGCGCTGGTGGACGGAACTTTTAATAACCGCACCGGGTTACTAAACGCGTAAATCAGTACAGTATCGTCCTTGCGTGGCGCTTTAAGAACAAAGAACTCTTCCGAGAAAAGGATACCGCCATGACCTTCCGGATCACCAAGTGAAACAGTCAGTATTGTTCCAAATTTCACCCCCAGCTTATTGACCACGTAAGCCGTTGAATCCCTGACCATGAGCATAAGCTGGGGACCAGATAGCTCCCCAGGTTCGACATAGGTACATCCTACGATCATTTCGCGAGGGATTTCGTTCTGCCCAATTGAAACAGATTGCAGGAATAGCTGAGTGCGTTTTGAATCAGTTTCCGGGGCGGTGGTGGTCTTTGTGGCCATCTCACGCCTCCAGAATTTTCGCTTTTACCGTTATGGTGCCGTTGGTTTGCTTCATATAAGCCAGGATTGGAAGCTCCGCCACAACGGTGAGGTTCAATCCAACCGCGAACAGCCTGTTATCGGCGGTGCCGGTGGTCAGATCCTGAAATGCGATTGATTTTTGCCCTTCTATGTAACAGGTAACCGGTATCTCATAACCGCCGACATTGGCAATGTGAGTGAAAGATGCCTGCCCGAGGCTGGCATACATTCGTAGCCAGAATGCTAATGCAGTTGTAACCATCCCAAGAGATTCCTTCTCGTCACTGGCTATCCATAGCGAATATTCCAGTGAGAAAGGGATAGTCGATACCAGGGCTTCAATCTCATCATTTTCATTGGTGACCTGTCCTTCATCGTAATTATCGCGGCACAGTTCACCTTCATAAATTGAAAACGCGGGAGAACGAGACAGATTCACAAGCGGCATTGCCAGCTTATTTACCGGGCCAGAAGAGACTGTATCTTTACGCCCGGCGCGATCGGCTTCAAATGATGACAACCATTCTTTCACATCACTAAAAGTGCCGAGCGTTATGCGATCTCTTGGTGTGCGTTTCAGGAACTCCCTGAATGACTGGTTAGTGCGATCATTAAAGCTGACAACTTGTGAGTCGAACGCTTCGTTTAAAGCCTGTGCGAGCGCCGAATCAATGCCATCAATAGTGGCAAATTCCAGCTTACCGGTTGGAGTAAGACCTTTTTTCTTAAAGATGGCCAGTAGCCATTCCTGATTATTCAGAATCACCGATGAAATTCCCTTCAAAGGCGCGTGAAGGCACGCAATAAAACAAACTGCCTACCCTGGCAGTGCCGTAATTGAATATTTTATGGATGTACCAGAAGCGGCGAATGGTTGTGCCGTCTGACAGCTGTTCCAGCCATTCGAGCATAGAACCCACTGGCACATTAACGGCGGCTAACCGAAGGATTAAAGCACTGTCGCTAATTCCCGTATTATCGCTGCCGTCGTATAGCGCGTAGAAGACGTCCATCTCATCCGGGCAGTCGAGGGCCGTTATCAGTTCTGGATCCTGATAGTCATATATGCGTTGGTTCGGTTCTATTATTTCAGATGCCGTTTCAGGTGCATTTTTGTCTCTGTAAGGTATTGCGCGGTATAGAACCGCATCGAATGAGTCAGGGTCTAGCTTGATTGCTTTGAGCCAGTCCATCCGCACAAGGTTATTAAAAACTGCATGACCTTGATAACGGTGGCGCACACCAGAATCACTAAGCAGGCCGTGATCCAGATTGGGAAGGTGATCGTCCTCCACAGGATCAACAATATTACCAACGTTAACACCATCGGTTTCGATTTCAGCATCAATATTTTCCTCTTCAATCAGTTCAGAACCTTCGTCTGGAATATCCGGATCCGATTCGGTGTCCGGGAGGTTATCACCAGTCACTTGTTGTGATGGTTCTGTGTCCTCAAACATGTCATCAAAGAAACCAGCCATCGATTATCCTTTCCGTTTACGGGCTTCGTTAATTTGTATCTCAAGAATGCTTCGCGCCTGCGCGGTGGCAGCGGCTTTGTCCATTCCCTGACTCATGAAAAACTTTATGAGGTTGTTCGCCTGCGTTTGCAGGGCTTTTTTAAGAGCGTCGGCTTCAGCGCGAGCCTGGGCTTCCCTCACCCGCGATGCTTTTAGTTCGGCACTCTTCCTGTTTGCCGTGGTGCGAGCTTTTTTTAACAACCGGCGAACGTTGTCCGTGGCGCTATCTTTGGCGCGTAGTTTTTTGCCTAATGCATCCTGAGATTTCAGATATAACTCATACTCACGCGCCGCTTTAGCCTGATCCGTCGTTGTTGTCCGGTTGCGCGCGAGCGATTTAGCCAGTTCGCCTTTGAAATAGGTTGTTGTCTTCCGCTTGTCATCGCCGAAGGCCACCTGTTCAGCTGCTTTTTCCAGGGCAATAATGATGGCCTTGTGCCATGTGGGAGACTGAAAACGCGTCATAGCGTGCAAAACATGTTTGCAAGCCACACCAGTCAGATCAGGGTTGCGGATTTTAGGGAAGGCATACTCTTTTGGCGGCGTGACAGCATAGTTACCAGCCGTGGCCATATAACGATACCAGTATTGATGGCGTCCACAATCACAGTCGAAAGATACCCGGCCCTTGCAGAGATCGGCAGCGATTCGGGCTTTTTTCGCACCGTCTTCAGCAATTTCCTCAACGGCTTTATCCCATTCCTCAAATCGAATTCTGACACGGTGATGCTGGTGGACCGACTCATCCGAGGCATTAACAGATATCAATGCAAGGTTGTGTTTTAGCCCGAGGAATGTCGCGGCTTTGATCCCTGTGCCATCAGAAACTTTGTTGTTAGCGCGTTTTATATCAATGCTGGTGGACTGCGCCACCAGCTGAGCATAGGTAATGCCGGGTACCGTGCTCTTGAATTTGGTTTTATGAGCCTGCCTTGAGGTGTTGAAACTGCGTATATCTTCGGGCGTAAAGTAGGTGCCATCTTTCTTTTTCCCAAGGCTGAGGAATGCCTCAAGTTCGCGGTTACGCATCCCCATAATCCTTGGGGTGAGTGTACGTCGCGCGTTTCGCCGATTCTGACGCTGCTGTTTACGGATAAGATCGAAGACCTTGTTAAAGTCTTTTGCACTTAATCCATCAGTCTGATAGCGACCAAGATTGTCGCGAGCATATTCAGTTGGCATTCATTTCCCTTACGCAATGGATAATGTCCCTATCACCTGGCCGTCATATTGGAAATGGCGAATCATTTCGCGGATCCATGTGGCAGGTGGGAGTTTTAATTTTTTGCCAACAGTCATACCCTGAGACTCATCCTCAAGCCCGGCGGCGAGCGTCACAACCCAGCGTAGCTCTGCTATGCCCCACATACGGTAAGCCAGCAAATCCGGGCGATATTGCTCATCGGGAAGAACGTAATAAATCGTCAGATTCTTGTCGTTCGATTCACACATAAGCATCACCTCTTTGCGTAGCTCTGCCCTGAGTATTGGATCGGCTATGTTGCGGTCGTCATACCGCGACAGAGGATATTGCCGGGTGCTTTGGGTTGTAGTGATTGATGTAGCCATAGTCAGCCTGCCAGAAATAGATGATGGTGATTCTACCGCTAGTCATTTGTTGATTATTTAACTCAATAAAAGAAAATTATTAGTGCAATTTTGGTTGTGAAATGTATCATTCTGCCCTTAAGTAGGTTCTTCATGAGGAAACAAAATTGGCAGAACGTGTTGATGATGCAGAGCTGAGCATGAATCAGTTAGAAGCTCTCAAAGACATGGCCATCGATAACATCAGAAAGCAGGCACAGGTCGTGAGTCAGGTATTTACAGGGAAGTGTCGTTACTGCAATGAACCGATTGAATCAGGCATCTATTGTGACGCTGAGTGTGCGCAATGGCACAGGGAAGAGCAGGCCGCAAAACAGCGTAAATATGGCATGCGACCGGCAGGATTTGACTGATTGTGTTGCGCTTTACTGAGCAAGAGTATCTGGCTTTCAGTAAGCGCAGAAAGAAAGGATGGGTTAAGCCAAAGCCCAAAAAGGATCCGTTCTTATCACTTGCCCCGGTAAAAGAAGTTTCGCCACATGCGAAGGCGCTTGCAGCACTGGCAAAAAATCCTGATCTGCGAGTAGGAAATTGCGAGCACTACGAACAGGTTTTCATTTTTGATTACTTCGAGCGCAATTACCCTGAAATTTATGAGCTGTTGCATGCAACGCCTAACGGAGGGAAGCGTTCAAAAGCAACCGCCGGGAAAATGAAGGCTGAAGGGCAGAAAAAAGGTTATCCGGACATGAGTCTCGATAAAGCATGCGGTATTTATCACGGCATGCGAATTGAGCTTAAAGAACCAAATGGTAAAGCCCCGACGAAAGAGCAGATCGCCTGGATGCGCAGGCTTAGAGAGGAAGGTTACTACGTTGTTCTTGCGTATGGTGCAGAACAAGCGATTACTGCCATCCTGGAATACATAAGCCTTAAAAAGGGTGAGGCTATTGAGCATGTATTGAACGGCGATAAGTGGTTATATGCTGCTTAAAATAATAAATTAATTAGTGCATGCCCGCTCTTTGTGGTAGTGCACCTTAACATCGGGAGAATAATCGTGTCATCCAAGGTTAATTATGAGTCGCTGGCATCGGTCATGCCGCGTAATGAACAGGAAACAGATGCTGTAGTGGACCCTGTAATCGCTGAAATGAATGCTCGCCTGGAGGCTGAATTTGCAGCTGAGAATGAACATACCACCCAGGGCGACTAGGACTGTTTTTTGTGTCGGTAGCGGTCCTTCACTCACTCGTGAGGACTGTGCTGCTATAGAAAAAACTGGCTGTTCAATCATCGCGGTTAACAATTCCTGGCAGATGTTCGATGACATTTATGCCTTATACGCCGGTGATTTGTCATGGTGGAAGCAATACGGTTCCACCATACCGGGAGGGAGGTTCCGCAAAGTGACAGCCAACCTGGCGGCGGCGAAATCATTTTCGTTGGAGTACAGGCGATATTGTGGACCGGCGGAAGGGGTAAATAGCGGCGCGCAGGCTATCAGTCTGGCTGCTGAATCAGGGGCTGAAGTAGTGGTATTAGTCGGCTATGACTGTTCTCTGCAAAACGGCCTTCATTGGCATGGCGCGCACCCTCAAGCACTACGGAATCCAACGCAGGTGTCTATTTCAAAATGGCAACAGCAGTTCCTGGATACCCGCAAAAAACACGCAGATTTACATATTTTGAATGCAAGTAGGAGCAGTGCAATTCAATGTTTCCCAAGAATAAATTTAGAGGCAGTGATCGCGTTATTATCGTCGGCAGTGGCCCAAGCGCCGCAAACTTTGTTGCGCCGCGCGGAGTGCCGATTATAGCGGTCAATGGGGCCATCGACTGGCTTAACCGCGCTTCTTATTTTTTCACACTTGATCCATCGCCAGACAATATGCGGCGCGTTGGTCGTGGCCGCCGTCGCCGTGGTGTTTGTTATTGCATGGCACTACCCGATGTTAAAGAACGTGAAGTCAGAGACGGCGTTCTGTGCTTCCGTCGTGTGGCTGAACGCGGCATGGAGCCAAAAAATACGAATTCTCCCGAGTGGTGGGCGTGGCGCTGGTCCGGACATTTCGGCCTTTGCGAAGATGAGAATGAAATTGCCAGCGGCAATAGTGCATATGGTGCTCTGAACCTGGCTTTCCATATCGGATTCAAACATGTAGCCCTGGTGGGCGTTGACGCTACGCAAGAACCACGAGTTCACTCCGGCGGCACGCCAAAAAATCTAAGTCACCTGCCTTTGTTATTCCAGTCTGCGCGTGAACAGATTGACGTTGTTTCATGCGGGAAAATGGGAGGTATTCCGCAGATGACTCTTAAAGAATGGCTGAAGAATACATGATAGCACCCACAATTTATCACCGTATCGACGGTACCAAATACAGGAATGTCTGGGTTGTTGGTGATCTGCATGGTTGCTACACCAGACTGATGTCCGAACTCCATCGTGTGGATTTTGACCCGGCGCAGGATTTACTGATATCGGTCGGCGACCTTATCGATCGCGGCACCGAAAATGTCGAATGTCTGGAACTATTGCAGATGCCCTGGTTCAGGGCAGTAATGGGGAACCATGAGCGGTTGATGCTCGATGCGTTAAGTCCTGATGGCAACGTGAATAACTGGCTAATGAATGGCGGTCAATGGTTCTTCATGCTGGACGCTGATCAGGAAATATTAGCCAGGGCGCTGGTGGAGTTGGTAAGACGACTGCCCTATATCATTGAGTTGAACATCGGGCAAGAAACTATCGTTATAGCCCATGCCGACTATCCGGATAATGAATATCAATTCGGTAAGGAGGTGCCGCTTTTCAACGTTGTCTGGGCGCGCGAGCGTATCAGTGATTCGATGGATGATATTGGTGGCGAAATTTCGGGCGCAGATCGTTTTATCTTTGGTCACACTCCGGTGAAAAGCCCGAAGACATTCTGGAATCAGCATTATATCGACACTGGTGCCGTATTTTGCGGAAACCTGACATTGATGAAAGTGAAAGGTGATGGTGCAGCATGAAGATTGCTTTAGTTCTTCGCTCTGGTGGTGACTATAACGCTTCCGATGTGCAGTGGCTGGTTAATCAACTGCCAAAAGGCTATGAAATTATTTGCCTGACAGACCTGAAGCGTTTACATGTACCTGGCGTCAAAGTTGTCCCATTGATCAACCAGTGGCAAAAGTGCCGTGGCTGGTGGGCGAAAATCGAGTTGTTCCGACCGGATATAACCGATGATCTGTTCTATCTGGATTTGGACACGGTTATTGCCGGTGATATACGCCCAATCCTTGAGAATCCACCAACCTGCTTCACCATGCTTAGGGATTTTTACCATCCACAATATCGTGGTAGCGGTGCCCTGTGGATACCAAATAGTGTAAAAGCACATATCTGGAGTTCATTCTGGCAAGATCCGGAAGGTTGGATTGCTCGTTGTGTCACTACTGAGTGCTGGGGTGATCAGGGGTTTTTACGGAAGGTTATGGGCGATGATACACCAGCATTTCAGGATCTGTATCCAGGATGGTTTGTAAGTTACAAGGCCGATGTTGTGGAACCTGGTTCAAAATATGCGAGCGCGCGTTACTCCAGGGGGAATGGGACATTACCAAAGGACTGCCGAATAATCTTTTTCCACGGCAAACCGCGGCCTCGCGAAGTGTCAGAGGATTGGCTTCCCCTCATTAGCTCGTTTTTTGAGCGAGAATCAGAATAATATTGCTCTAATAATTCCATATTTTTAAAACGTGATGTACACTCATCACGTTTTTTATTAGAGCAATCCATAAGGTGCACTATGTGGCCATTCCGACGGAAATATCACTACTGGCTGATCGCCTTTGTTACGCCGACCGGCGGTATCAGGCATGTCATCACCAGGTATCGCAACAAGAGACTCACCTTAGCCAGAATTTTACAGGCTGCCATAGGTGAGGGACTGGATACAAATTGCGTAGTCCTTCCACCTTCATACTTAGGAAAAATGACCGAAGCACAAGCTAATACGGAACTTTGAAATGAGCACTTCAGCACAAAACCAATCAATCGAAAATGTATCTATCCCTGACGTCCTGAATGCCGGTATCCCGGCCATTATCCAGAACATCCGAGCCGCGCAACGCCGCGTTAGTTGTGATGACCTCACAGCGCGTTTTTTTGATAATGCGGTTCAGTCAGCGGAGATGCTTCACGCACAGCTTATTGATGTTTATAACGCAGAAGCTGATAGCCATAACTCCCTGGTAGATGCAGCTGAAAATATGCAGTTGGATCTCGGTCTGAAGGGTAAAGAAATTGAAGAGCTTCAGCTGCAAATTGAACATTTGAAACGCCAGCAACAGGACGCGATCGACGATGCGACGCATGACGCCAACCAGCGTGCTGATAATGCCGAACGTATAAGCATTGAGCTGGAAACAAAACTCAATGAAATGACCGCGATGGTTGAACTGCGGAACTCACAGATTTCAACGCTAAAATCTCAATATAAAGAGATCATGAAACTTGATCCTTTTAACCTTGAGAAACGCTATAACAAAGCTAAAAGCGAGCGACAGGAACTGCGTAAGCAGGTCGCCGACCTTAACCAACAGCTCAAAAAAACTATTAAAGATGCAAGCGAGGCGCGCGTGGCATTTGCTAATAAAAAAGCAGAGGTTACCGCGCTGGTTAATGAGAATGCCAAATTTGCGACGCTCAAGAAGGAAATGTATGGCATTACTGAGCGCCGTTTCCCTGCAAGCAAACTTCATCCGACGTTAGGGCAAATCTCCTTCTTCCCGCGCCTCCTGGCTTATGGGATCTCATCGCCTAAAGAGTTCAATAACGAGCGTCCTTATATCGTTTCTAAGCTGGACTTTGCTTATCAGTTCTGCTGCGACATGGGCTATGCCATTGATATCCGAATCAACGAATGGTTGATGCCAAACTTCCAGCCGTTGGCAATTTTCCGCGAGTTCCAGCCGGAAGGTTGGGTAGAGTTCTTCCATGAATTGATCTGTAAAGAGATGGAAAGCCGCCGCCCGGAACTGGTCCGCCGTGTCGAGTGGGCGCAAGAGGTTATGTTGGCAGATGCAGAGCTGCCGTTCGAACCGGAATTCATTGATGATCTGGCAACTAAAGGGCTGCATACCCTGTTTGATGTGGTTACCCGCCGTCATGAGCAGTTGGTTGTCGAATTGGGTTTAGAGGAAACAGCGGCAAGAAGACTTCTCGATGTTTGCTATGCACGTAGCGATGCATGGGAAAAAGAGAACGGCGGCACTATTTACGTTCGCTGATAGTTACAGTGTCACTTTTAATGCTGGTGGAGTGCGTCCCACCAGCATTTTTTTCGTCCAATGAGGAGGGCATTTGAGTATTTTCAATAAACACGCACACCAGGAACGTCCGTATATCGTCATAGTCGATATTGATGGAACAATATCAGAGGCAACTGAAGACAGACTGCATTTGCTTCCGCCACCAGGTAAAGGTGCATTAACAAAGGACTGGAACGAGTTTAATCTCGCCTGTGACACCGATACTCCCATCACTCCAGTTATTGATATGGTGCGCCAGTTATTTAACGTTTACACGGTCTGGTTTGTAACCGGGCGCTGTGAGATCGCAAGGGATAAAACACGAGCTTGGCTGCGGAAGTACGTAACAAACGGGGCTGAGCCTTTGCTATCTATGCGTCCTGCCACCGATGACAGAAATGACGGCCCAGCAAAGATTGATCTCCTTAAGAAAATTGGTCTAAGTAAAATCGCGTTCGCGCTGGAAGATAAGATTGAAGTGGCGCGTGTTTTCAGGAGTCACGGCGTACTTACGTTAATGGTCAGGGAGTATGAAAACGCGCTTCTCCATCAGCAATAATTGCTCTAATAAATCTTGATTTTTAAAACAGAGAAAGTGAAAATAAAAACATGCCGCAAGGCGCGGCATGTATCCAATCAATCACAGGAGCTGAAAATATGAACACGGCATTCAAAATCATTATGGCCGCGATCTATTTCTGGCTGTTCTCTATCACTTTTGGCGGCATCGTCGCACATGGGTAAGGGGGATGCATGAAAGGCGAAGTGAAAGAGCGCGGCATGATTTTTAACGATGAGATGGTCCGGGCAATTCTTGGCGGGAATAAAACACAGACTCGCAGGATTGTTGAAGAAAAATTCTATGGACGGGCAGTGGCCGCAGAGTTGCTTGCCAAGCATTGTCCATATGGTCAACCGGGCGATCGTATTTGGGTTCGCGAAACCTACCGGGTACATGGCAAAGCGACGGACGTAGCAACGCTGGTTTATCGCGCAAGCGTGCGTAACTCCTGGACAGAACAAACGCACCGGGTTCCGGTCGAGGTTTGTAATAAACCAGTATCAGAAAAGTGGACTCCATCAATTCACATGCCGCGCTGGGCATCGCGCATTCTTCTGGAAATTACCGACGTGCGTGTGGAACGGCTACATGACATGAGCGAGGCAGATGCTAAAGCAGAAGGCGCAACTCCGGCGACGTACAAGATTACGCCACCTGAAGCTGTTTATCGCGTTGGTTTTGGTGATATCTGGCGCAGTATTTACGGGCAGGATAACTGGCTATCTAACCCGTTGGTATGGGTAATCGAGTTTAAGCGCATTCAGGAATAAACCGTGAGTATGCATCAAGTCGTCAGCTTTTCAGGTGGACGAACATCGGCTTATCTCGTTCATCTGATGGAAGCACGGCGAAAAGCTGGCGCTAGCGTCCATTTCATTTTTATGGATACCGGCTGTGAACATCCTCTGACGTATCGCTTTATTCGTGAGGTTGTGAAGTTCTGGAACGTTCCGCTAACGGTGTTGCAGGTCGATATAAATCCAGAACCTGGGCAGCCAAATGGTTATACGGTATGGGAACCAAAGGATATTCAGACGCGACTGCCGGTGCTTAAACCGTTTATGGACATGGTTAAAAAGTACGGTACGCCATACATCGGCGGCGCGTTCTGTACCGACAGGCTAAAACTCACCCCTTTCACGAAATATTGCGATGACCATTTTGGGCGAGGGAACTACATCACGTGGCTGGGTATTCGTGCAGACGAACCCCGTAGGCTGAAACCGAAACCGGGCGTCCGGTATCTTGCCGAGCTGTCAGATTTTGATAAGTCGGATGTTATCCGGTGGTGGCGAAAACAACCTTTTGATTTGCAAATCCCGGAGCACCTCGGGAACTGTGTTTTTTGCATCAAAAAGTCAACGCAAAAGCTGGGGCTTGCATGTAAAGACGAACCAGGTCTGATGCGGGTTTTTAATGAACTGGTTACAGGCAAACACGTCAGGGATGGTCATCGCAGAACAGGTAAAGACGTTATGTACCGTGGCCACCTGACGCTTGACGGGATTGCCAGAATGTATGCCGACAGTGACTACAGAAATTTGTATCAGGCGATGGTGCTGACCAAGCGGTTTGATACTGGTTCGTGTTCCGAATCATGTGAAATCTGGGGTGACCAATTGGAGTTGAAATTCGAAGAGGTAGTGGAATGACAATCGTAAAAACCCATACCGGTACCGTGATCACCAAAGATGGCCCGAAGGTAAAAAAACTGCACCAAACAGAGCGGATGTGGGTCGTTGGCAAAAACGAGTTTTACCACAAAGAAACTGGACGCCGCCATTTTGCAGAAAATACGCGCCGCCGACTGCTGTTAGACACCATCAAGCCTATCGAGGTGAAGCATGTTTAAACAGAACGAAAAAGCTATCGCTCAAATTGCTGATTATATCCCGCGTGCGTGCCGGGGTATGCAGTTGCAGGAAGCCAAAGCGCGCCTGGAGAAAAAAATTGCGCTCTATATTGATGACGGCTGTGATGCCGCCGTTCTTAACGAGGCGTTCGCACCAGCTCTTAACAGTCATACTCGGGAGTCTTTTTTTTCGTGCATCGAAGCGCAACTCCGCAAAGGAGGCAGCCAGTGAGCGAAATTAATTACCAGGCACTGCGTGAGGCGGCGGAACGTGCAATTCCAGCAATGGAACGCCTGTTAATGTTGCCAGCTGATGATGATTTGTTAAGTGAACAGGAACTTAAAGATTACGGTGTGGATATTGATGCGCTCAACGCCTTCAAATTTCTGACCGGACCAGAAACCGTGCTGGCGCTGCTGGATGAACGGGAAAGAAACCAGCAATACATAAAACGCCGCGATCAGGAGAACGAGGATATTGCGCTAACGGTAGGGAAACTGCGTGTTGAGCTTGAGGAAGCAAAATCAAAACTCAACGAGCAACGCGAGTATTACGAAGGTGTTATCTCGGATGGGAGTAAGCGTATTGCTGAACTGGAAGCACGGGAAATAAAACCAGCCAAAGGTGAAGTTCTTGTCGTTGTTTCTGGTTTTACTGGTTGCGGAAAAAGCGCCATTGCCGGGGAAATAGAAATCGCGATGAAGGCTATTGGTGTACCGGTTAAGTGGACTAATGGCGATGCAGAAAAGCGCATGACTGGCGCTGACTGGCTGACAGCGATTGAGATGTATAAACCAACTGTGCGCATCGTGGAAGTTAATGTGCCACGCGCCGCTGGCATTCGCATCAAAGGAGAGTGATATGGCGTTAACACACCGCGAACTCTGTCAGATTGCGTACAAGTTCCTTAAGCGCAACGGGTTCAAGGTTTGTTTTCATGACCGCTTTATAGCTGTAACCAGTACCGGAGAACAGCCAGATGCTATGGGATTCAGAAATTCAGCATCATGCCTGATAGAGGCGAAATGTTCTCGTGCTGACTTGTTGGCAGATAGAAAAAAGCGTTTTCGTAAAAATCCATCTCTTGGAATGGGCGACTGGCGATTCTTTATTAGTGAGCCGGGAATTATTTCAGTTGAGGATTTACCACCTGGCTGGGGATTACTTCACGTTGTTAACGGAAGAGTACGGAAAGTACATGGGTGGCCCAAGGGGAATTGCTGTTGGGGTAACCCTGAAGATAAACCTTTTATTGGGAACAAGCAGGTTGAATGCGATTACATGTTATCTGCATTAAGGCGCATGGAGTTGAGAGGGCACCTTAATGAAATATATGACGGTGTAATTGTTAATAAGAAAGAAGGAAACGCGGCATGATCACTATTACCAAAGAGTTCACCAAAGAGCAGTTGATTGAGCAGGCTAAGAAGAATATTGAGGTTCTTCGCGTTGCGGTGGAAAGAGTCCCGGGCGCTTCTGATGCGGCGGTTATTCACCTCAAGCTGGCCGAAATTACGCTGGCATCGCTGGAAGCCGAGCCTGTTCTGTATCAGTCCTGCACTCGCCCCACCTGGAATAGCGGTGTTCCGTGGACGGAATGGAAAGAACGAAGTCGTGAGTGCTACGAAGACGATTTGCGCTTTACAGACACGCCTGACCATGCCGGTTGGATATACAAATGCCGAAAACTATATACCACTCCGCCAGCGCCGGTAATACAGGCTGATGTCGCGCAAGCAATTGAAAATCTCAAGCAGAAGTTAGTGGAATGCAATCGCTATAACTACTGCGCAGATGCAGTTAAAGGCGTAGAGGATGCCTGCCGTGCTGTTAGCTATAGCCAAGCCGACAATCAACCAGCATCTGGCAACCAGGCTGCCGAATCCAATCGCGGTAATGAGTGGACTGGCAATCCTGATATTGATAACGCCATCATCATGCTCGACCGCATAGATACGCTGGAAAATTGCGATGATGACCGTATTGAGGCTGTTAAGGCTGTTTTGCGTAGACTGGCTGGCAACTATCCGGATATTCCGGATAGTTCGGTGTCAGCGCCAGCAAAGGGCGTCACCGGTGAACGTATCCGCATTAAGCCGCATGTTTATCGCGAACTGGTTAACCGTCTCCACGATACAGCGGTCAAGTGTGCTGGCACCCAGCAATTACGAGAAAGAATTAGCCGTGTTTTGGGCGACGTTATTACGCCAGATCATCATAAACAAGCCGAGAAAAGTGACCTAGAAAGGTGTCACCTTGAGGCGGCATTAAACATTAAGCCGGGGCATACGCTTGGCATTATCGATGCTCTGTTGGTTCATAAGATGGCCATGGCTTTATTGCCGTTGGTGGATGCTGGCGATACAAGCGAGGGTGAGGTATGAGAGTTGCAGATCACATCAAACACCTTGAAAGAATTATCGAAAACGGTGAACTCTTAAGAGATCAGATGAGACGCACGGCAGAAGTCAGAGAGGCGATAATCCGCAGTCAGGCTGGTAAATTAAAGCAATTGTCAGAGATTAACGCGCTATACAAGAACAGACGTAACCGGGCGGCGCTGCGGCTTCAGAAAGCACGTAATGAAATTAAATTGGTGGAGGCAAAACTGAAAAAACAGATTCAGCGTTACGATCAGCAAGATGCTTTTTATGCCGCCATCAAGGCGGCTGCTAATGAAATAGGCATCTGGAAGTTGCTGGTGGAGAAAGCAAAGACGAAGTTAAATGCCAACGAAAGCTGAACTACAGGTACCCACCAGCACATACAGAAAATGATTGTTTCCACATCAAGGAGATTTTAATGTTTCACTGAAACATTAAGTAAGCCAGTGCATAATTCCATTTTTTACTGACCTTAAAAGCAAAATCAAAACGATGATGAGGATAATAGCCAGAATCTGGCTAATAACAGGCGCATCTAAAAATGCACTCAGGAACTGAAAAAAAGCAGTCATTAAGGTGGTTCCTTGTCAAATGTAAAGGTGCACTTGCTCACGTTGACGTAGAAACCCAACCCCTATATAGTTGGATTCGGTAAATGAAAGTCGTTAACGTGAGCTTACGGCACATGTTTTCGGAAAAACATCAGGGAACGGCTAATTCCTTGATGCGGATGGGGTCTGTAATGCAGACCCTATCTATTAACCTCATAAATGCATCTCAAATTTTCTCCTTATCTTCAATTAATCGACATTCATTTCATTTGTTAGTTACCACAATAAGTAGAAAATGGCCCTCTTGCAAGTGCACAACTTTGTGGATAACTCAGGAAGAAAAAAGTGGATTCTGCGCACGGAAAGGCAGATAAGTTGTGCACAAAAATCAATGGGAGAAGAAAAAAAATTAAAAGTTACTTTGATGGTTAAATAATAGTCGTTACTCAATTATTCTGGATGGGATTTGATATGCACGATTGGAATATTGCAGCTAAAAGTCAGGAAGAACGGGATAAGGTTAACGTTGATCTGGCTGCCAGCGGTGTGGCGTACAAAGAGCGATTGAACATACCTGTCATAGCTGAACAAGTATCCCGCGAGCAACCGGAGAACCTGCGTGCCTATTTCATGGAACGGCTACGGCACTACCGGCAGTTAAGCCTCCAGTTGCCAAAAGGGAGTGATCCGGTGTATCAGAACGAGGATGCGCAAAAAAAATAACGGCAAGATGGGGGAGATGGGGGAGACTTAAACATGCTTAACTATCACGACAACTCGCGTTCTATGCAGATAATCCGCACCAATACAGCGGTAGTCGATAGCTTTTCTGTACATACTCAAGGCCGTGAAGATACCGTGGAAGTGCGACGCATGTTGTGTCGCTGGTCACCAGGCCACCAGCACTTCATCGTAACGTTTAAAAGCGATGTAGAGCGCGCCGAGAAAATCTCTAACTCCACATCTCTGGTGAAGCCGTTGGCGGAGGTTATTGTGCGCAACAATAAGGCGAGCTTTGTCCTTGAGGAGCATCATTCTGATTTTAATGAAAAAATCAAATCAAGCATTTTGCAATATATGAATGGCAAGTTCACGCCACCAATGTGATTAGCCCCCAGCGTGGCGCGCCTGCAAACCCCGCTTTCACAAACTATGCCTTTTCAATGTATACTGTATGAATAAACAGTATCATTGAGGTGAAAACGCTATGGGCTTCCCTTCTCCTGCGGCGGATTATGTTGAAAGCCGAATTTCTCTTGATCAGCAACTAATCAGGCATCCATCAGCAACCTACTTCATGCGGGCAGCTGACAGCCATCACCGTGAGGGAATATTGCAGGGTGCTTTGCTGGTGGTTGATTCCTCGCTTACTCCGGTTGATGGTTCTCTGCTTGTGTGCGCTATGGAGGGTGAATATCGCATAAAGAGATACAGGAAGTATCCGCGCCAGCACCTGGAGGATTTAAGCACCGGGAAGAAAGAGGCGTTACCAGTGGATGACGATGGGTACACGGGCAGTAATGCTGTTTTTGGTGTGATCACTCATGTCATCAATGATGCCCGAAGTGGGGAATTTGATGATTGTCCGGTGATTTAAGCTGCAAAGTGCTGGTGCTTTATGCCTGTGAAGTTTATAATTGTGTACACATAACGAGTACACGAGGTGTTTATGCAATCCATTAACTTCCGTACCGCGCGCGGCAACCTTTCTGAAGTGCTCAACAATGTTGAAGCCGGGGAAGAGGTTGAAATCACACGCAGAGGCCGTGAGCCAGCAGTAATTGTCAGCAAGGCGACTTTCGAAGCCTACAAAAAAGCGGCGCTGGATGCCGAATTTGCATCCCTGTTTGACACTCTGGACTCCACCAACAAGGAACTGGTTAACCGATAATGAGGCATATATCACCGGAAGAACTGATAGCGCTTCATGATGCGAATATAAACCGCTACGGCGGCCTGCCGGGAATGTCAGATCCGGGTAGGGCAGAGGCCATTATCGGGAGAGTTCAGGCCAGAGTTGCCTACGAAGAGATCACCGACCTTTTCGAAGTCTCCGCCACCTACCTGGTGGCTACTGCGAGAGGGCATATATTCAATGATGCCAATAAGCGTACCGCGCTAAACAGTGCGCTGCTATTTCTACGCCGTAATGGGGTGCAGGTATTTGATTCACCTGAACTGGCAGACCTTACTGTAGGGGCTGCGACTGGTGAAATCGCCGTATCTTCAGTCGCAGAAAAGCTACGTGAACTATATGGTTCCAAGACCTGAGTAGTGGAGTTACGAAACAATGTCGAAAATTAACTTAAGAACCGAATCTGCGGTGTTCAAGAATCCTACGTTTAACGTACCCAAACAAACGCTTGATGAACTTGTGCCGATTGATAGCAGGTTTGTTATTCCTGCGGAACTGGTCGAGAACTGCAAAGAGAAGCAAAAGTCGTTAAAGGAAATATCGCCTTCTGAAATCCTCTCCCGCAGTGATGTAAGTAAGGAGGAGGTTTTAAGGGCGATATCTGCATCTACTGCTACCACGCTACGTAGATTGTATGGTTCTGCGGAGTAGATTAATGGCACGTAAATACAACAAATTGTCCCGTGAAGCGTTAAAGATGCTTCTTGATGGCGTGAGTCGCAGCGAGGTAAAGCAATACCTGGTTGGTAAGCAAATTGGTGCCAGGACCGCTATTGCTGTGTTATGCCGTCAGGAAATGGTTGTGCTTAAACAGAGAATGCCGGGCAGCAGATAAAGCCCAATCAGTGATGAAAGGTGTGATGTGAAAGCCGTAATTACTCCCTTTGTACAAAAAGAGCTTGGCGTCGCCACATTCAAAGTGGATCAGGAAGTCAGAAAGCTGGTGGAGGCTGGCCGTAAATTTATTATGGAGCCGGTGCCGCGTGAGTTAATCGAGCACATGGACGACGGCCTCGTTGTTTCCGAGCAAACTATGGCAACAAATGAGGCGTTGCAGCCGTTTTTTAACAGCGATGAACTGTTTCGCCGTATTGGTGGAATTGACGCGCTGGTGGCGTGGTTGCGCAGGAAAGAGGGGCAATGCCAGGCCGCAGATCGTAGCTGGTGTGACAACCATATTGTCCACGCAGAACGAGACAATAGCGCGGTGTTGTTGTGCTGGCATCACGATAACCATTACCGGATGCGTGGTTTTAATGAGCTGAAAGAAACGCTGCATAATAATCGCGTTAACTGGATACTGGATGTCGCCCGTCAGGAAATGGGGCTTTCAGATGGCCATGATTTAAGTATTCAGGAACTGTGCTGGTGGGCTTTCATGCGCAACATGATGCACCTGATGCCGGAAGAAGTTTGCCGTATATCAATAAATAAGATGAAAGCCGCAACGCAGGATAGCGGACCTCTGAAAGAGGCGGATATTCGCCCGTATGACGATCGCGCTACAGCATATGTTCAGATGATGGAAGAACGCGCCGCGCCGATGCGTGCAAAAGTATGCCCTGTGGATGTTGACTCCGACCCAGGTATGGCGCATTTCAAGATACCAAAACTTCAATCGCTAAAATTGCCCGAGTACATGGACTTTGTGGCTTCCCGTCCATGCTGTGGCTGTGGAGCTGCGGGAGCTGGCGCTCACATTACGCCTTATATCGTTCGTCATAGTCGATTATGCGCGCATGACATTTATGCTATTCCTCTGTGCCAGTCATGCCAGCGTGATATTGAGCGTGACCGCGATAATTGGGAGAAGACGCACGGTAGGCTGGCGATGCATCAACGATTGTTCTTTGATTACGCGCTTGGAGTCGGCGCTATCACAAGTCATTCGTCGAGTGTTAGATAAAATTGCTCTAATGTATTGCTATTTCTTTAATCGAGGGTATTATATTCGACGTTGATTAGTTGACATGGGCTAATCAGTAGGTGACAGGATGTTACTTAACTGGCAGGGACGCCACTTCATGGAAATAAATCACTCACGAATAACATCGTACGAGATTGCGGATTACATGATCCGCACTAAATCTCTTCTATCAGCGAAAGAACTCGCAGCAATTCTTGAAAAGGAATACCCGCATCTGGATGTCGATAAGCGCGATGTTTATCTGCGCTTAAAGGCTATCGCTGTGTCTAAGTATTCGTCTGTTTTGATTGATGACAGTACACGCCCACGTAGATTTCAGATCCACTCTCTGAATCCTGAATTCTTTCGCCGCAGCCGCGCTCCGCGCCGGTTTGATGAAAAACTCCAGAACGAACTCTATATGACGCAGGACGAAAAGGAACGCCGGGAGCACCAGCCTTGGGTGATGGCGCGTCAACTTTTCAATAAGGTGGTCCGTCAGCACCGTCATTACGGTAATGCCACATCCGCACGTATCTGATTGATTGCTTGCCCGTTCCGGGCCTTTTGACATGTGACTTTCGTTACCCTCGCGTCAAAAAGAGTTTTATACGAAAGGAAGCATAAGTGACCTGGGACGATCACAAGAAGAATTTTGCTCGCCTGGCGCGAGATGGTGGTTACACCATCGCACAGTATGCCGCCGAGTTTAATCTTAACCCTAATACCGCACGTCGTTATCTCCGTGCCTTCAAAGAAGACACCAGGACTGCGGACAGCCGCAAGCCAAATAAGCCAGTCAGGAAGCCACTAAAAAGCATGATCATTGATCACTCTAATGATCAACATGCAGGTGATCATATTGCGGCTGAAATAGCGGAAAAACAGAGAGTTAATGCCGTTGTCAGTGCCGCAGTCGAGAATGCGAAGCGCCAAAATAAGCGCATAAATGATCGTTCAGATGATCATGACGTGATCACCCGCGCCCACCGGACCTTACGTGATCGCCTGGAACGCGACACCCTGGATGATGATGGTGAACGCTTTGAATTCGAAGCTGGCGATTACCTGATAGATAACGTTGAAGCGCGGAAGGCCGCGCGTGCTATGTTGCGTCGTTCCGGAGCTGATGTTCTGGAAACCACTCTTCTGGAAAAGTCTCTTTCTCATCTCCTTATGCTGGAGAACGCCAGGGATACGTGTATTCGCCTGGTGCAGGAAATGCGCGATCAGCAAAAAGACGATGATGAAGGTACTCCGCCTGAATACCGTATCGCGAGCATGCTAAACAGCTGTTCCGCGCAGATAAGCAGCCTGATCAACACCATTTACAGCATCCGGAATAACTATCGAAAAGAAAGCCGGGAGGCGGAAAAGCACGCTTTGTCTATGGGGCAAGCTGGCATTGTTAAGCTGGCATACGAACGAAAGCGTGAAAATAACTGGTCAGTGCTGGAAGCGGCTGAATTCATCGAGGCGCATGGAGGGAAAGTGCCGCCCCTGATGCTGGAGCAAATCAAAGCCGATCTGCGTGCTCCTAAGACCAATACCGATGATGAGGAAAACCAAACAGCATCTGGCGCTCCATCACTTGAAGATCTGGATAAAATCGCGCGAGAACGGGCCGCCAGCCGCCGCGCTGATGCCGCATTGTGGATTGAGCATCGTAGAGAAGAAATTGCCGATATCGTCGATACAGGTGGTTATGGTGATGTCGATGCGGAAGGCATATCAAACGAAGCATGGCTTGAACAGGATCTGGACGAAGACGAGGAGGAAGACGAAGAAGTTACCCGCAAACTGTACGGGGATGATGATTAATGGCCAGAAGTTGCGTAACGGACCCACGTTGGCGCGAGCTGGTGGCGCTATATCGTTATGACTGGATTGCGGCCGCTGATGTGTTGTTTGGGAAGACACCAACCTGGCAGCAGGATGAGATCATTGAGTCCACGCAGCAGGACGGCAGTTGGACAAGTGTGACCTCCGGCCATGGTACTGGTAAGTCGGATATGACGAGTATCATTGCAATACTCTTCATCATGTTTTTCCCCGGCGCCCGCGTCATTCTGGTCGCTAACAAAAGACAGCAAGTCCTTGATGGTATTTTCAAATACATAAAGAGCAATTGGGCTACTGCTGTTAGCAGATTCCCGTGGTTGTCGAAGTATTTCATTCTTACAGAAACGTCTTTTTTTGAGGTGACTGGCAAGGGTGTTTGGACAATATTGATAAAGTCCTGTCGCCCCGGAAATGAGGAGGCGTTGGCTGGTGAACACGCCGATCATCTCTTGTATATCATCGACGAAGCGTCGGGTGTGAGTGATAAAGCATTCAGTGTGATAACAGGTGCGCTGACCGGTAAGGATAACCGTATTCTGCTTCTTTCCCAGCCTACGCGACCTTCAGGCTATTTCTACGATTCACACCACAGACTAGCTATTCGCCCGGGAAATCCTGATGGATTGTTTACTGCGATAATACTGAATAGTGAAGAATCTCCGCTTGTAGATGCAAAATTTATACGAGCAAAACTTGCGGAGTATGGCGGTCGTGATAACCCCATGTACATGATCAAAGTACGTGGTGAATTTCCCAAATCTCAAGATGGCTTTCTTCTTGGTCGTGATGAGGTTGAGCGGGCGACGCGGCGAAAGGTCAAGATTGCCAAAGGATGGGGCTGGGTTGCATGTGTTGACGTTGCTGGTGGCACAGGACGAGATAAGTCCGTTATTAATATCATGATGGTGTCCGGCCAGCGAAATAAACGCCGTGTAATCAACTATCGTATGCAGGAATACACAGACGTTACAGAAACGCAGTTAGCCGCCAAGATTTTCGCAGAATGTAACCCAGAACGGTTCCCGAACATAACCATAGCTATTGATGGCGATGGCTTGGGGAAATCGACGGCTGATCTGATGTACGAACGCTATGGTATTACCGTCCAGCGTATCCGCTGGGGTAAAAAGATGCACAGCCGTGAAGATAAAAGCCTTTATTTCGATATGCGCGCTTTCGCGAATATTCAGGCGGCAGAAGCTGTAAAATCAGGGCGTATGCGGCTTGATAAGGGGGCTGCGACTATAGAGGAAGCATCAAAGATACCGGTAGGGATAAATTCCGCAGGTCAATGGAAGGTGATGTCAAAGGAAGATATGAAGAAAAAACTCAACCTGCACTCACCGGACCATTGGGATACATATTGTTTCGCTATGTTGGCGAACTATGTTCCCCAAGATGAAGTGCTTAGCGTCGAAGACGAAGCGCAGGTTGATGAAGCTCTGGCATGGCTTAATGAATAACAATTTGACCATGCCGGATGGAAAACTATTGCGCGCTTTCGGGGTTGCTGTTTACTGGCTGCCCCTTCTTAGTTTTACGGCTGCGCGTAACTGATGCGGCTGATTTGACCTTTTTCTCTTCGCGAGTGATGGCAATTTGTTTTTTTACATTTTCAATATCTGCCAGGCGATATATTTTTGCCTGCGGCCAGCGGTCGCAGATGATCGGTTCTATAGAGTCATAAAGGCTAAATTTTGCTTTCTCGAATTCACCGTTGATGATGATTCCATCACGGAGAGTTTCATCGCAGATAAACACACCACATAGCGGCACATGGTAACTAACTGATTTACCATCATTGTAGTTAGGGCTACTGGAAATGTAATGGACGCGCAGCATTGTTTCGCTAAAGCCGTGTACGCGCATACGGAATTTTTCATCCTCCGGGTACTGCTTCATTAGCTCTTTTGTTGCTTCCAGGTTCTCTATGTATTTCGCACTGTGCTCATTGATCCCCGCGCTTTTTTGGATGCGAATGTCCTTATCAATCAGATGAATAATGCGGCCAGCGGTCATATTGACGCTGTTCACAGCTTCTGTCTGATAAGTCGTAACCTTACGCACACCGCGAAGGATGTTAGGCACAGGATATAAAATAGTCTTTGGGATATTGAGATCTGGGTACTGTTCCAGTTCCCGCGCCATTAAAGTCCATTTATCAATTTCAGCCTGAATGCTGTCCGTTTCTTTGAACGGTAGAACGACAACCGGGCGTACAGGACGACCGTCGCTGGCGGTATCAACGTGTTGGGCGCGTGCAACAGCTTTTTTTAGAAAGAGATCCCTGAAGCTGACGAACTCCTGGTACAGTTGTTCGCCGTAGACATAATTTATCATTGATCCTCCTCCAGAATTGACATGGTCAATAACGCCCGGCTGAGAAAACCGGTCATTACTGACCTATATTATAGAGGGATCAAACAAAAATAATAGATTTATTAGTGCATTTATTGTGAGTCTAACTGGTTAGTTGCCATGAGATATTCGATTGTGTCAGTGAGGTCATCCAGGTCGTCTTGGGTGATTCGGTACTCCTGATTGGATATCTTTGAGTAGTGTTCAGCAATGGCGCGGGCAGCGTCGGTTTCGGCAGGGTCTACAGATAAAGCGTTAGAGCAATGTCTAACGTCGTCGATGGTTGGTTGAATGAAAGCCATAATTATGCCTCACTGTATTGACAACACAGAGCCTGAAGCTCTGACCTACTGTTTCACCCATGATCCATGCTGGGGTAATCTAACAACATTGCGCTGTGTGTAAGATGAGCAATGCATAGCTGTAATGCCGTTGTATAAGGTTTCCCTGTTTGCTCATTTCCTTCTGAGCCGCTCTACAACGCTGAAGACACATTAAATAGTGAATCCAAAGTCGTATTACGTAACGGCGGCAAAACTATAATTTATTAGAGCAATTGTCAAACAACTATGAAAAACAATCCAGTTTTTAGCTGGTGGAGTGGGATTTTTCTCTCAAAATTTATTGCTCTAATAATTCTTGATTTTTGTTCGCAGCTGGACGTAAACTCCTCTTCAGATCTAATAACTTCGTATAGCATACATTATACGAAGTTATCTTAAGGGTTATTGAACATGATCAATTTACCTGTAAATCCATACAGTTCAATACCTTATCAGGTCAAATAGTGATCACTTGATCATTTGATCAAGGTTGCGCTACGTAAAATCTGCGAAATGTTGGCAGTGTTAGTGCTCCAGATTTCGCGTAGCGCACTTAGCACCACCAATCAATCAGAGGTGAAAAATGGGATATTCAGCTGCTAAAGTGTCCACTCATATTGAGCTTGAGAAAAACCGTGGTTACTGGCGGGCAAAAGGGTTTGAGCGTGATAGTTACCAACTGTCATTATCTCGCGGTGAAGAGAAAATAGAACGCACGCGCGGTCGCTGGCGTTTCTATGACGAGAACCATAACCAGGTAAAGGCAGAGCCAATCCTGTACACTCTGCTGAAAACAATAATTTAACTTGATCATGAGGTGATGAATGTTTAATGGCCTGACAGATGCCAAGGTAAACGCCTTACTGAACGACGCAAAACAAAAAGCTGCTAACCCTGGAACGAATGAAAATGAACGTGCTATGGCTGTTGCAATTTGGGAGTTAGCAGAAGAAGTAAAGCGAAACCGCTTACTATACACTCGGGTTTACCAGCAATTTGATGGTGCGAGCTGGATAGATATCGAAGAGGCTGAATATGCAACATGCAAAAAAGAAAAAAAGATTGTTCGGATTTTGCATAAAGCAGCAACCCCAATCACTGTAGAAATCCCCGATCACAGATATTTCGAGAACGATGATCTACCAGGGGATGTGATTCGAATTATTGATGAGATACTTCATGAACAAGGCTTAACTGTTAAAATTACGCATAATAAATGACTAATTCGTTAACCGTTCACCAAAATTTGCCTGCATTGCCGGTCGATGCAACGAGTGATGAGGTTCGCAAGAACCTGATGGACATGTTCAGGGATCGCCAGGCGTTTTCTGAGCATACCTGGAAAATGCTTCTGTCCGTTTGCCGGTCGTGGGCGGCATGGTGCAAGTTGAATAACCGGAAATGGTTTCCCGCAGAACCTGAAGATGTTCGCGATTACCTTCTATATCTTCAGGCGCGTGGTCTGGCAGTAAAAACTATCCAGCAACATTTGGGCCAGCTAAACATGCTTCATCGTCGGTCCGGGCTGCCACGACCAAGTGACAGCAATGCTGTTTCACTGGTCATGCGACGGATCCGAAAAGAAAACGTTGATGCCGGTGAGCGTGCAAAACAGGCGCTGGCGTTCGAACGCACTGATTTCGACCAGGTTCGTTCACTCATGGAAAATAGCGATCGCTGCCAGGATATACGTAATCTGGCATTTCTGGGGATTGCTTATAACACCCTGTTACGTATAGCCGAAATTTCCAGGATCAGGGTTAAAGATATCTCACGTACTGACGGTGGGAGGATGTTAATCCATATTGGCAGAACGAAAACGCTGGTTAGCACCGCTGGTGTAGAGAAGGCACTTAGCCTGGGGGTAACTAAACTGGTTGAGCGATGGATTTCTGTCTCTGGTGTAGCTGATGATCCGAATAACTACCTGTTTTGCCGCGTCAGAAAAAATGGTGTTGCCGCGCCATCATCCACCAGCCAGCTATCAACTCGCGCCCTGGAAGGGATTTTTGAAGCAACTCACCGATTGATTTACGGGGCAAAAGATGACTCTGGTCAGCGATACCTGGCCTGGTCTGGACATAGTGCCCGTGTCGGTGCCGCGCGAGATATGGCCCGCGCCGGAGTTTCAATACCGGAGATCATGCAAGCTGGTGGCTGGACCAACGTAAATATTGTCATGAACTACATTCGTAACCTGGATAGTGAAACGGGGGCAATGGTGCGCCTGCTGGAAGATGGCGGTTAGCCGTCAATTTGCGCTTGATTGCTCTAATTATTTGATGTTTATGGTGACACATGCGGAAGGATTTCAAAATAGACGGAAAATATGTGGTGCTGTCTGTAAGCTCTCAAATTCAGTCACCATCTGTCATTGTCACCGTAAAATTGAGCGATAGGATGCCAGATATCGACTCGATATCTGTTGCGTTCCCCGTTAAAAGCATGCGGAGTGCTGAACATTTTGTGATGAATGCAACGGAGGAGGAAGCGCGGCGCGGGCTTAATAGAGTGATGGCGGAATTTGGCGAACTCCTGGGTAAGGTAAACAATGCCCTTTCAATCAGTTCAGCAAGATCCAAAGCGTTAACAGCTTCCATGATGAAATAAAAAAAGCCTGGCAAGGAGCCAGGCTGCACAAAAGAGCGGGTTTGTATTCCGCATCCAATCAATCAAGAAGGAGTATAGCACACAGGTACTGAAGTGAAAAAATGTGATTCGCGATTAACAAAATATCTATCATTGCTCTAATTGATTGCTATAATTGAGCCGCAGTTTTTGTCAACTACGAAGACATTGCCATTACTTCACTCCTTGACATCATTGGCGGCCATTAGGCCGCCTTTTTTTTGCCATATGAAAACAATCGAACAAAAAATTGAACAGTGCCGCAAGTGGCAGAAGGCAGCCAGAGAACGAGCTATCGCTCGGCAACGGGAAAAGTTGGCTGACCCCGCCTGGCGAGAATCGCAATATCAGAAAATGCGGGATTCTATCGACCGCCGTATCGCTAAACAGAAAGAGCGCCCACCAGCCAGCAAAACGCGGAAAAGTGCGGTAAAGATAAAATCTCGTGGCTTGAAGGGGCGAACACCGACAGCGGAGGAACGGAGCATCGCCAATGCTCTTGGCGCTCTCCCCTGCATTGCCTGCTATATGCATGGAGTAATATCTGAAGAGGTATCTCTGCACCATATCTCCGGTCGTACCGCGCCGGGTTGTCACAAAAAGCAATTGCCCCTTTGTAGATGGCACCACCAGCATGCAGCACCGGCTGAAGTAAGAGAAAAATACCCCTGGCTGGTCCCTGTCCATGCCGATGGTGTGGTTGGAGGCAAGAAAGAATTCACCTTGCTGAACAAGTCAGAGATGGAGTTGCTGGCTGACGCCTATGAGATGGCAAACATCATGCACTAATAAATATATTATTTTTAATGATAAATGATTGACAACTGACAAGTTACTTCAGTCAGAATCATCACACGCCCGGTACGGATGGATCCCTTTTCAAATATTCCATGGACGGCACAGTCTGAGTACCGGGCGCTACCTTCAGTTGTATTGCTAAGCCGCCGCTGGTGGCTTTTCTTTTTTGTAGGGGGCGCTATGGATAAGAAAATATGCGTTGTTTCGATGAGCGTCGGCAAACCGGCGTCAATGACTGCTGCATGGATCAATAACGAGCTGATAATGGCTGAGCGGACCAGCTACCCTGAACGCCGCCGCGATATGGAACTCCAGCTGCTGCGCGAATTGCGAGAAAAAGAGGAAAAGGGTTTTATCGTGCTGGTGGAAGAGGAAAACAGCTTTATTACTGGACGAGTTGGCCAGCGTGTAAGGTTGCGCGATCCCTTCATGAACGGCAGGCCGGTACTAATTGAGGCAATGCAGATTTACAAGGAGCTGGAACGCCAGAAAGCGATCAAGTTACCGCGCAAAGAATCCGGCAAATACATCCTCCACCAAAGCATCTTCGATTCCGAACACGACAAAAAAGGCGATGAATTTTTCAACATCAACTGGAGCGAAATAACGACAGAGCATGTTCTGACGTTACTATGTTGCTTTGCGACGGAATACAACAACGTTGCCAGCGCAGACTACATCAGGGCAATGGCTGGAGAAGTTGAGGCACGCCAGGAACCATCGTTACTAAGCCCTCTGATTAACATAATTCGCGGAACCCAAACGCTGGCACAAAAACAGGTGCCTAAGGGAGTATTAACAGGAAAAGGAAATTATCTATAAACGTCAATGCATTAGGGTATACTTCTCCGTAGAACTATAAGTAAATGGAGTAAGTAATGAGCGAGTATATAGAAATTGCCTATGCAGCAGCTACACATAGGCTGTGCTTTCTTACAGGCACTGGATTTTCAAAGGCTGTTTCTGATGATAAAGCCCCAAGTTGGCAATCTTTATTGGAGCAACTGTGCGGTTTATTGAAGGATGGTGACTCACTCAAAGAGGAATTATTTCCTGATGGAAAAGCAAAAGACCTTAGCCTTGAAGAGGCAGCTCAGGTTATTGCACTAAAATTTATACTTTCGGGGAAGAATATTTACCAGGAGATTGAGAAAATCATAGCCTCAATCGAACTTGATCCATCAATTGAATATATTCAAGACTTTTTCAAAGAAAACACATTTAAAGTAATTACGACAAATTATGACAAGTTAGCAGAAAAACTGGCTGGAGAGAATCGAACGTGTACAATCACCCCCGGTCTGCCAATTCCAAAATATAATTGTGAGGTTAAAGTCTACCATGTTCACGGCTCTATAGACTCCCCATCAGATATGGTTGTTACTAGCGAGGATTATTTCAGATTTATAAATGGTAACTCTTACTTTTCAAATAAACTAAGCACAGTTCTACATGAAAACACTATTGTTATTCTTGGCTATTCTCTAAGTGACGCGAACCTCAAGGCGATTATAAATGAATATAAGGTATTTTCACGGGACAACGTAATGTCCTCCAATATTTTCCTTATTTCCCGAGGGAAACTATTGCAACCTATTAAAGATTACTATTTTTCCTGCTTTGGGATTAGGGTTATAGATAAAACAGAGGTGTCTGATTTCTTTAGAAAACTTAACAAGAAAATTCCAGAAGCAAAAAAAATAAAAGACAAATTGAGGCACTCAATCAAATCGGTAATAAAAAACGGAAGAGAGTATAAAATAGAGTTCTTGAAGTTAGAGGATTCTTTTTATCATATCATTTCCTCCATTTCATCATCTGGATATAGCTGGAATGATGAAAAGGTATTAAATGTTTTTTGTGATATAATAGATAAAAAAATAGATCTTACTAAAGAGTCTGGCGCATGGGAGCAGTATGAACACCTGGCAAAATGGCTTATTTATTTCGGTAGTTTATTTGAAGTAAAAGGAACCAACTTTGAGAAAAAATACATACATGCGGTTGAACACTCAATGACTTATATGAATAAACCTTACGAAACAGGCTACTCATGGCGAGCATATCTAGCCTGGAAAACAAAATGGCCTTCACTGACAGCATCTAACCGCTCTCTTATTAAGAGTAAGATGGAAGAAATCCCGCTACAACAGATTCACGATATTATATCTAAGTTTATATAGTATATTTATCTCCGGCCTAATCTCCCTAGGCCGGAGAGTTCTTAATCAGCATTCAGGAGCAATGCGTTATCTATGATGATCTGCTCCCATTCCTCGAATGCCCGGTCACGGACGCCCTGGGGAACGCTGTTAGTTTTGAAATCGACGACCGTCCGCCATTTCCCGTCCGGACGGTACATGCGCAGAGCTTTACTCCCCCCTTCCCTGCGCACCTCTACGTTATGCTTATCAGCAAACTCTTGTAATGCTCGTAGCGTCCCATGCTTTACTGTGTAGTATCGCTTTTTCAAGTTTTCTCTCCAGCCTGTGCTAAGGCTTCAACTTCCAAATCGTAAGACTCAAACTCATAGTCCTGGTCGTCAACCTCTTCAGACACTGGCAGTAAATGCCAGGCTGAGTATATCTGGCCATTATCGAAACGCTCCTGGCTGTAGAGCGTCGCGGCTATGAGTGTCAGCGCCGGGCGGTCATAACGGTAAATTTTGCGAACGTCACGGTCAACGAGACGACCGAAATTACCATAACCGCGCTCCAGTAATAATTTTTTAATTTCCGGCCAGTATGGGCCATAGCTGCGGTACAGGCGGGGATTTTTCAGTAATCGCCCGCGTAGCCCTGACAGGAAGAAATCAACGTATTCGTCTTCTGTCTTTCCTAACAACGCCGTACGCAGTACCGCCTCAAGATATGTTTTATTCGGTTTTATTGTATCAGATAGTGTGGCCATATTATGCGACGCCCGGCGAACCGGGCGCTCCTGTTATGCGTATTGTTGGATGACGGCCATAACGTCCGCCACGTTGTGTTTTGTCTCGATAATCCACCAGTTACCCGGGAAATCGCTGTTCTTCGCCTTCGCTGGCAGCCAGCGAGCGCCGAATTTCGCCTTGATTGCGTCTTTCGCACGGAAAAGAATGCCTTTCATGCCGGACGCCTCCTGAAGCCCAAATACCTCGCCAGCGGCGAATTTTGGTGCGTACATCATCTTCAGGTCTGCGGTGGATACGCGATAATTCAGACCAAGAGACTGAGCTATGCTGGTGGCATCACCCTGTATTGATGATAACTCTTCTTGTTTCTCGTTTCTGGCGGCAATTTCTTCCTCCGTGATGTTGCCAAGGGCCAGGTTTATCCGATCAGCGTCTGCCTGTTTCTCTTCATCGGTGCGCCCGGCAAGAACCGTGTTAATTCTCTGCAATATCTCCACATGATTCTTGCGCATGCTGAGCAATTCCGGCGTAACCTCGTTAAGATCCACCAGCCCTAGGATGGCAAGGTCGGAAAACATTGATACCAGGTTGTAGGTCATGCGATAGCTGAGTTGACCATAGGCTGATGGCAACTTCACCGCATCCATTTGATAGGCATCCATAAATTTAGAGCCGTCGTTTACGACATCCGCAATTGCAGGTGTGATTTTCCCTGTGGTGGCGGCCTCCCTGATTGCTGTTACCCACGATTGAGTCAGCGCGGCGACTGCATGATTCAGATTGGTTTTCCGTTCTGCTGCAATGCGCGCGCTTGCTGCGTCCATTGCCTGCTTGACCTCGTCTTTATTGCTGTAAATGCCAATGGTGCCAAACTGTGCTGTGGTGATCTCATAATCTGACGCCCGGAACTCATGGGTACCGAAAATGGCATTGGTGACCTCAAGTTCAGAATCCCCGTTACGGGTAGCCCCCTGGCTTGTTTTCTCCGGCATTCTGGCGATCGCATCCGCTATTTTCTCCTGAATTGCTTCAGGGGATAGCGTATCTCCGTATGACGCGATTACATCGCCATAATTGGAGCCAAACAGTTCAGTCAGGAATACTTCTGCCAAACGGATCTGGCGGTTATTCCCTTCCGACATCATACCAAGCACCCATTTAGCAATTGACGACTTCAGCGCGCCGTCACGGCGATCCGGATAAACCGCATGCTTCAGCGGGTCCGTATAGGTACCAACAAAATCAATGCTGTAGCCTGACTCTGTAGTCTGAACGCCGTATGAGTCAGTGATTTTGATCATGCCGCGCTGCTGGAAACGGTAGAAATCGTCACAGGAAATGATGTCGTTAATCCCGGCGATGGAGACGCCACCACTGATTTTCTGCATAACAGCATCTTCATTGGGAGTTACATCAACCTGTTTATCCAGCGTCTTCACATCCCAGTTACCCGATTTTGTGCCTTTGAAGGTAAAGATAATCTCCACGTCTGCGCGCTGGCTGTCGAAGTCCAGAGACTTAATGCGGACGATATCACCGGCAAAATCATAGTATTGGCCTACACGCCATGAGCGATCGCCGATAACAAGGAACTCACTCGCATGGTTAACCAGGTCAGGATCAACATCCAGAATGCCTTTATTTATTGCATCCTCCACCAGCGGGCGCAGGCGTTTGATATCCGTCGCGGCCTTCTGGGTACGGTTCAATAATTTCTCATAGCGGGAGATGGCTTGAGAGATATTAGCCTTCTGTTGAATAGCATTTTTTAACGAAGCGCGATATCGAGCTAACAACATACGGTCAGCGTTATGGACACTCCCCCAACGAGCCTTCCAGTCTGCGTTATCAGCTGCTTTGGCCATTACCGCCTGTTTGAATTTAGCTACCTCGGCGGTGGTCTTTTCAAGTTCCGCTTTGTTTCGCTCTAATTCAGCGGTAAGTACCTCCACATCCTCGCCAGCTGCGTGCTGCGCCTTGATGTAGTTCTGAAGGTCGATAGTAGCCTGTTCTTTCTGGCGAGCGCGTTGCGCGGCTTTCGCCTTATCCATTTGAACCTGCATCATTGCCAGACGTTCGCCATCATCCTTAGCGGTATACATCTGCATTTCGATCATATCGTTGGCGTCTGCGTTCTCCATTTCTGACTTATCTGAACGGAGGATATCGGAGATCCAGCCTGCTTTACGCTTCAGCGTCTTCAGTCGGTATTCATCGAAAGAACCCTTGCCGCAGTAGTAATGAACGCGAACGCTTGCACGGTTGGAGCCAACTCGGGCACCGCGACCGTTACGCTGTGCGATACTGGCTGGTGTCCATGGCAACGTCAGGTGGTGGATATCCGTCGTTCCTCGATGCAGGTTGATACCCACCTCTGCCTTTTTGTTGCAGATGATGATCGGGGTCCGGCCCTCCTGGAAGTCGGCAGCAATCTTTTCCAGACCGCCCAACGACATTTCATTTTGCTGCGCGATATAGGCGTCATACAGAGCCATTTGCTCGTTGTATTTCGCTAGCTGTGCATCTGTTGGTTCATCCGGTAACTCTTTCGGCGGTTTAACCGCTTTCAGTTTCTTACCGGTTTTACCTGCCTCGGCAACCGTCTGAGCATTCAGGATCCCCACCTTTGAAGGTTCAAGGTTAAGAGCATTGCAGATAATGCGCTTGAGCTTCTGGTGCTGCGTTTTTTCATCGGTGAAGATGATTTGCTTACCTTCCGGGAAAAACTCCTTCAGCGTGGCGATCAGCTTCGCGTATTTGGGCGTAACGGGGTGAGTTACGGTCTGTTCGTCAATGCCAAACCTGGCCAGGCGCTTATTCACTTCCTGCTCGAACGCTTCCGGAACCTGCAACTGAATAAACTCGCCCTTATCTATCAGGGAGTATTGCGATTGCTGCGTGATTGCATCATCACTGTCGTCGTCTTCGCTGGTGGCTTGTTTAGGCAAACTGTCCGCCAGCTGCTGCACCGCATCGGCATACTCCGGCAGGAAACGATAGGTGATCCGGCGATAGTACAGGTCCATGTCAGTACATACGCGGTCCATATCCCTGATTATTGAGAAGATCGGACGGGCTTTCTCGTGCTCAATCACGCCGTCTTCATTGACCGAGGTCGTTACGCCATTGTTGGCTTTGGCCGCCGCTTCCGCCTGCTGACGCAATTCTTCATACGCCGCCAGTTGTTCTTCAGTAAGTGGTGCATCCTGCTGGTGCTCGTCCAGCTCCGGGATCTCCACGGTATCCTTAACGTCTTCCGCCGTTTTAAGCGTTGTCCACCGATGGAATATACCGCGCAGCGCATCAAGGTTTTCAAAGCCCACCAGCGCCATTTTTTCTTCAACTTCACCGCTGATTTTCTGTACCGTTTCCAGCCTGGTCTTACCGAAGAATTTAACGAAGTCATCAGGACCGTAGATCCCCATCTTCTGCCAGTATTCCTTCGGCAGCACATGAGAAAGCATGTTGTATGCATCGATCGGGGTGTTAACGACTGGCGTTGCAGTCAGGAGAACCGGTCCGCGCCCGCCATTCTTTTTCATCAGGTATGCGTTTTTGATTGCCATATCTCGCGCCGATTGCGCCACCGCGCTGGTGGGCAGATAGGCCAGCTGTGACGCTTCGCGACCATTTTTATAGCTATTGCGGTAGTTGTGGCCTTCGTCAACGATCACGCTATCGAAACCCATATCCTCAAAGTACGGATACTTCTCTGATTTTTCGGTGCCGGTATCTGAATACTCCGACAAGATACGGCGACGCGCGGCCTCTTTGCGGTGGGAGTCGGAGTCCATTGCGCTGGCTACACGCCCGGCGGCAACAAAGTCCAAAAGCATATCTTGAGCATGCTCATCTACGGTTTCATCGCGTAGAGGAAGGCGGAAGTATTGTTCTTTGGTGAGCACTACAGCACGGTAATTTGAGTGCGGGATAGCGTTTATCCGCGCCGTGATAGTGGCTTCATCAGCCAGCTTAAGGGCATCGCGCATAACGGGAGTGCCATCTGCACCAACGACAGCTTTACCGTTCTCATCGAGCACCGGCACCTGGCGAATCTGATCGCCATCCATCAGCACATCAAGACCGACAAACAGGTAGTTACTGAATGCCTCTTCACTCAGGAACTCTTTTGCCTCGTAATACCAGTTTTCCAGCACTGATTTAGGTACTACATACAAAGTTCTGGTTGATCGGCCATTCTCATAGTTGAACGCCTCAAGCGCCAGCGCAGTCGTGGTTTTACCCAGCCCGGTACCGAAGCCCAGGATGCCGCGCCCATCTTCGGACAGTCGGCGCACCTCGCTATTCTGGTAATCAAATGGCTGTCGCTTACCGCTTAATCCCTTCAACCCAAGCGGATCGCCAGAGTGTTCATACGGGATATTGCTATTGAACACATCGTTGTATTTGGCAACCAGCTCATCGTAGCGATCGTGCGTCTTGATCCACTTATTGAACTGGTCCTCAAGCAGTGCCATCTGCTCGCGGTAGCCGTTCGCCGTCGCGCTATCTTTGCCACCGATACGCGCACCATTGAGATACTTTTCCAGCTGTGCCGGGAACCCGGTCGCGTTTTCACCTGATTTACGGTCCCACTCGTAGCGGATCTCGCCTGTTTCTTTATCCTTGCGCTGGACGACACCGTATCGGTGTCCGACGAACAGACCATCACCACCGTGATAGGTGTCAGAAACCATTTCGTCGCCTTCCAGCTGCACTGACTGCACATAGCGCAGATCCGGATAGCCGTTTTCCTGCAAAAATTCCAGAATGACGGAACGGTCGAACCAACGGCTATTGAGCTTAAACCGGATATTCTCTGCTGGCGTCTTGATGCGCTTCTCTTCGATCGCTGCCAGCTGATTAAGGACGTTGTTCTTTACTGGACCGTCGGGGAGCGTGGCGAGGAATTCCTGTTTTGGAGCCACTATCTCGTTAATGTCGCCGCTGGTGGCGCGGGCGAACGGAACAATCCCGCCATACGGTGAAACCGCAATACCAGGGGTGCTGGCCAATAAATTAAGCAACTCTTCATCACTGGCTGGCAGTTCGCCGGTAAACGCAAGGCGGAAATCATCGAGCTGGATTGGATCGCGGGTAAGATCGCTATAGAGATAACGCAGGGTGTCCTGATAGCTGGTGGAGTCATAACTGGCGCTGGAATCATGCGTAACCAGCTTTCCTGTCAGCTCGTCAGAAATAGTGCCATCCAGCTTAATCGCACCACGGAAAGCAAACCAGGCGCGCGCACCGCTCCCCGACAATTTCGCTATAGGACCGCGACCTGGATTACCAAAGCGGTCAATCTCTGCCTGCAAACGGGATACCAGAGAAAGGCGCTGCTGTTCGATTTGTTCAGCACTATGCCCGGCGGCCTTCATATCCTGATATTCAATTAACATCCGGCCAATCATCGCCCCGCGATACAAGCGTTCACGGTATTTTTCAGGCTGGCTGTTAATCCAGTCCACCAGCTGCACCATATCGTCGCTGATTGATGTGGTGTACTTATCGCGGACATTTGCCATCTGGGTAAATGTCATACCGAGACGGCCTTCTGTTGTAGTCAGGTTACGCTGAAGAGCCTCCCAGCTATTCGCGCCATAACTGGCAGCATCAATCTTAAGCTCCTTCCCGGCATCAGCTTCAATCCAGCGACCACCAGCATATTTTTGCCATACGCCATTAATCAGGCGCATTTCCCCTTCATCAACAACGTCTGCGGTCGGTGACGGTTCGGCCATATTGAGCAAAGACCAGTCGATACGACTTTCGAAACGATGAATCAGCTTCGCTTTAAGAGCCTGGTTATCAATCTGCCCGTCGGCACGAACCTCAATACGCCCCTGGAAGCCCTTTTCCTGGGTGCCATGAACAAACCGGCGGCCATCCTTTTCAAACCACTTGCCAGAAATAAACGTTGGCCAAAGCACATTTGCCGATTCAAGAGTGCCTTCATCCACCAGGGGGATTTTCTCAGCCATTTCTGCCGGATGTTTGCGCATCAGCACCACATCAACGACCGTACTGGTCCCGTTTGCATCAAAAGTACCGGTAGGCAAGCGGTGGGCGCCAAGAAATTCAGCTTTACGGGATAGGCGCAGGCGCAACCGCTTCATGTTTGAACCTGAAACAATGGACGGCGGCACAATCACACACATGAATCCGCCTGGCTTTATCTTGTCCAGCATGCGGAGCATGAAGTAAGACCCCATGTCCGTTTCTTCTGCGTAAGGCTTATCGATGTTGCGTGTGTTATCACGCCCGCCGAACGGAACGTTACCCACAACATGGTCGAATGAATCGTTAGGCGTGCTTACAGCCAGCTGTTCGAACGGGGAAATCTGTACGCTGTCTTCCGGATGTAACAGCTGGTTTATACGACCGGAAACACTGCTGATCTCAGTCGCAGTCATCACTGTACCAACCGGTTTTGTCTCATTAAAAACACCGGTTCCCGCGGAAGGTTCCAGGGTGTTACCTACGTCCGCGCCGTAGAGCTTCATGATCTCCCAGACACCTTCAGCGATCGGCTTTGGTGTGTAATATTCGGAGACAGAACCACCAATGCCGCCCTCCCCGGTGTACCCGGCCAGGATCTGGCGCTGTTCATCTGTCAGTGTCGCGCCGTCCACCAGCGAATTAAGCAAATCTATCGCCTTCTGATTCGCCTCCCGGCGCAGTCGGTCATAGCTTTTGCCTTCCACCTTTTCCACGCCGTATCTAATCGGCGCTCGGTGAGATGTTATTGCCCTAATGTATTTCAATATTTCGCTGACACTTGAACAGCGAAACACCCCCATAGATAGCTTGTTCATTAGTAATCCTTAACAAGTGACTAGTGTTAAATTCCGTTCAAACACGATGCGAATTATTCTAATTAAGGTGCAATCTTGGCAGACAATAAAATCACGCTATCCTCGGTCAGGAAGGCGCTGGCGGGGGTTTTTAAAGACAACGGAGAACGGGACAACATCCTCCTGTCCGCGCTGGCTGTGCACGGCGGAAGTGGGTATTTGTTTTCTCGCGCAGGGGCACCGGTACAACTGTCGGGCTTCTTAGGCGGCAAACCGGGCGATAGTGGCATGGCTGGCGATGGGCTGGTGGACGGAAGTCGCTTTATCTTTGATGAAGTTCAACTGCCGGAAGATCGCTTGCAACGCTATCCGCTACTCGAAGAGATGGCGGTTTACAGCACGATCGCCACCGCGCTGAACATCCATATTACGCACGCGCTCTCTTTCGATAAGAAGACCGGACAAACCTTCTCTATCGTGCCGGTACACAACGGAAACGATAGTGACTATGACGCCGCTCAGGCGTTGTGTGACGAACTGATGAACGACATCGGGCGAACCATCAACAAAGAGGTCGCCGGGTGGGCATTTATCATGTCTGTATTTGGGGTGGCTTATGTCAGGCCATACGCCAAAGAAGGCATAGGGATCACGTCTTTTGAGTGCTCCTATTACACCCTTCCGAGCTTCATCAAAGAGTTCGAGGTCAGCGGCAACCTGGCGGGATTTAGCGGCGATTATCTGAAGGATGCGTCAGGGAAAATGGTTTTCGCCGATCCGTGGGCCATTATCCCTATGAAAATCCCCTACTGGCGTCCTAAGTCAAACCTTATGCCGGTGCACACTGGCCATAAGGCTTACAGCCTGCTGGATGATCCGGAAGAGCGCACGCCGATTGAAACCCAGAATTACGGGACCAGCTTGCTCGAATACGCTTACGAACCGTACATGAATCTGCGTTCGGCGATCCGCTCGCTGAAGGCAACGCGTTTTAATGCGTCGAAAATTGACCGAATCATCGGTCTGGCGATGAATAGTCTGGATCCGGTAAAAGCAGCCGATTATTCACGCACCATTACTCAGACGCTTAAACGAGCAGCTGACCTGATGGAAAAGCGCGCACGCGGCGCGAATAACATGCCTACGGTGACCAATACCCTGCTTCCCATTATGGGCGACGGCAAGGGGCAAATGACGATTGATACTCAGACCATCCAGGCTGACATCAACGGCATTGAAGACATTCTCACTTATATGCGCCAGCTGGCGGCAGCACTTGGCCTCGATTACACCCTCCTGGGGTGGGCAGATCAAATGTCCGGCGGGCTTGGTGAAGGTGGCTTCCTGCGTACGGCAATTCAGGCAGCCATGCGCGCCTCATGGATCCAGCAGGGCGTAGAAGAGTTCATTCAGCGGGCTATCGATATTCATCTTGCTTTCAAGTACGGCAAGGTATACCCGGAAGGTGATCGCCCGTACAAAATCGAATTCCACTCTGTGAATACCGCTCTGCAACAAGAGCACAACGATAACCGCGACTCGCAGGCGAACTACGCCACCATCGTTACGCAAATCCTCGATGCCGTCAGCAATAACAGCGTCCTCGCCAATTCCGATGCATTCAAACGTTACCTGTTCAGCAATGTGCTGGAGATTGACGAAAAAATCTCTGAAGCACTGGTGAACGAACTGAAAGCGAAAAGCGAGGACGACGATCACCTGATGGATTCCATCATCAAAACACCGCCACAGGAACTGGCGCAAATCCTTGAATCGGTCTTTAAAGAGGGAAACGATATTGACAATTGTCCGCCCTAAACGGCAAACATTCCCAATTCACAGAGTCCGACCTAAACCACATGAAGCGGCTTAGGAATTACAGACTCTCCAAGGGCTAACACTGCCAGCCCGGCAGCTTTTATATTACGGGCCGCGTTAATATCACGATCATGCTCTGCGCCACATTCCGGGCAGTGCCATTTACGAATATTAAGAGGCATTTTTTGCATGGTGAAGCCGCAACTGCTGCAACGTTTGGAAGAAGGGAAATACTGGTCGATAGCGACAATGCTACGTCCACCCCATTCTCCTTTGTACTGGAGTTGGCGTACAAGTTCGCTCCAGCCTGCGTCAGCTATTGCTTTAGACAGCTTCGGGTTACGGATCATGTTTTTCACTTTAAGGGATTCGACGCAAACAACTTGGTTTTCGTTAATCAGTTTGCGGGACAACTTATGCAGGTTATCCATCCGACAATCGACTATTCTCGCGTGGAGGCGGGCAACCTTTAAACGTGCTTTGGCGCGGTTCTTTGAGCCTTTTTGTTTCTTGCTCAATCTGCGCTGTAACACTGCTAATCGCTTCGCGTATTTAGCGTTGTGTCGAGGATTGCCAGTTTTGAAACCGGTATCGGTGACGAACAAATCTTTTAAACCAATATCAATGCCGACCGTGGAAACGGTGATCGGCAGTGATACAGGCTCAAACTCGCAGAGACAGGATACAAAATATCGTCCGGCAGCATCCCTGGTGATAGTGACAGTGGATGGAGCAGACGGCAACGGACGGCTCCAGCGAACATCTAACGGCTCTTTGCTCTTTGCCATGTACAGCTTGCCGTCACGGTATTTAAATGCGCTGGCAGTTAGTTCTGCGGCCTGTTTATGCCGCTTGCTCTTAAAAACTGGGTATGCAGCACGCCCGGCGAAAAAGTTAGCAAAAGCCGTTTGTTGGTGGCGCAGAGACTGCTGGAGGGGGACGCAGGAAACGTCATTCAGCCAAGCGAATTCTGGTTCTTTTTTCAGTGCCGTTAATTTGGCGCTGGCTTGTGCATAGCCGACCCTCTCATGGCGTGCGTAGTACGCATCGGTGCGCCAGCGAAGGAGGCTGTTATAGACAAAACGCACACACCCAAAAGTCCGGGCTAATAGCTCGGTTTGTTCGGGAGTTGGATAGAATCGATATTTATAGGCACGCTTCATGTTCTATATAATACATTGAAACTAATGAGTATATAAATGAATACACGGACGAAAATGTTATCAAAGCCAATATACCAACAGACATTAGGTAAGGTAGCTGGAGGGCAATATAATGACTGATGTTTTGAAAACGGTCACTGACCGCTTTTGTCTCTATAGCAATGCTCGAAAAGGTCGCCAGAACGGGCGACAGTATGTATTAAGCGCGGTAAAGACCATGCTTGAAAGCAAGGAAACTCAGGAAGGTTTACGCCTTGGTGAGCTTTTCGGCTATTACGGTCACGGTCGCCGACAGCTGACCGGCAAACTGGAAGTACCAGAAACCAGCGTGATCATGGTGGAAGGTCGCCCGGTCGTAATCGACAATGTTCCAGCGTGCCGAACAGTGGCTATATCTGTTGACGACAACGGCATCGTTACCCATACACAGGAAATTCTTAACACAGAGCCGGGTAAAATTGTCGCCGCGATGATCGAAAGCCGAGCTGGTGGCTGGAGCTGGGCCACTGGCGGGCGCGAGTCCGGGAAAATTGCTGTAACCACCAGCTTCCATGGTGTGGATTATGTGACAACGCCGAACTATATCAGTCTGGATCATCCTGCCAGCGCCGGAATGTTTGAAAGCGCGGATTCTAAATCTCTACTGGCAGAGTCCCTGGCGGCGCATGGGTACTCCGACGAGTCAGTGCAGGCAGTTATATCCCATTACGGCAAAATGGCTGAACTGGAAATGATGGTGGAGGCGACAGAGCGTACGGCAGAACTGGAAACCGCACTACTCGAAAGCCAGGGCCGCCACCTCGAAGCAATGGCCAAGATCGCAGATGCTGAAGCGCGAATCGCTTTGCTGGAGGAAACAGCGGGTATCCGCGACGATGTGCTGGCAGCAATGCAAGACGAACTGGATAACCTCCCGATTTTCGTCTCCGCCGCCCAAAAAGACGCATTCCGCCTCAAAGAACCTGGTGATGCAAAAATCGTTGCCACACTTTTCGAATCTCTGATCAAAGTTGGCGCACGCAACTTGCCTGTTACCAAGAAAATTAAGGAGGTTCCGCAAGCGGCTAACGTCCAGGCACCGCGTGAGACAAGCATCATCACGTTTAATAATTCAATCAATCCGTTTAAATAACCATCAAAAATAACCCCGGCGGCTGCCGGGGTTCTCGTTAACTATTATCGCCTTCGTCTGCGTGCCATATATTTTCGCACCGCGCGACGTGGGCAATCTGAAGCGGTTTCTTTCTGCTGCATCAATCTTGCAGCCATGCTCAAAAATGTCAGGCACAGCCGAAGCCCGGCATATAATAGCGGTTCCAGTGGCCACGTCTCATTGAGCACATATACCGCCATGAAAATCGAGTCGAAAACTATCGCCGCCAGCGATAACTTCATTGTCGAAAGTCGGCGGAGCTGCCGGAGTTTATTCATTGAACAGCCCCGTCAGGCAAAGCTGGCGTTCTTTTTCACGGCGAATCTTTAACCCAGGCAGGGGGACGCCGTTACTGTTCACAAAATCAGGGAGATGGTTACACATATTCACCCATTCCCCTTTCTGCGCCCACTTGTGGATGGACGTTTCTACTCGCATGCCTCGCGCTTTGCTGTAGTAGGTCCGTAAACTATTGCATCCCATATTGAATGCCGCGCTTGTCATTGCGCTGAAGGCATTATCGGGCATGTCTTTGCCCCGGAAGTGCTGGTTAATACAGCGTTCAGCGAACAGGATATTCTTTTCCCAATCAGCGGCGATTTGCTGGTCGGTTTTTCGCACGCCTGGCGTTACCCCGTGTGTATTACCAATCCCGTCAGTCCATACACCCGCCGGGCACATGTATGGATCACGTCGGCAACCTTCAGCGTTTCCGATAAGCTCAAGCCCCGCCTGGTTGGTTCGTACATTGCCATTACCCATCACGATGGTAATCATCACCGCGATAGCGCAAATTGCACCGCCTCCTGCGGCTGTTTTTCCCTTCATAAAGACCTCATAAGCGAATTTTTTACGCTCCAGGACAAACACCCATTCACAGCCAATACCGACTGACTCGATCCCTTTAGAAGGCACAGGATAATGCAAATCACTTGTTAGCTACGTTTCAAAGATATACATTATTGCTCTAATTAATTTATTTTATTAGGTAAGATAAGTGGCACAACGCGGTGTAAACAAAGTCATCCTGATTGGTACCCTGGGGCAAGACCCGGAGATCAGGTATATACCAAATGGCGGCGCGGTCGGAAGACTCAGCATCGCAACGAATGAATCATGGCGCGACAAGCAAACGGGCCAACAGAAAGAGCAAACAGAATGGCATAAAGTCGTTTTGTTCGGAAAACTTGCTGAAATTGCGAGTGAGTATTTACGAAAAGGTTCTCAGGTATACATCGAAGGGAAACTTAAAACCCGTAAGTGGACAGATGACGCCGGTGTAGAACGTTACACGACGGAAATTATCGTCAGCCAGGGCGGCACCATGCAAATGATCGGCGCTCGCCGTGACGATTCACAGTCCTCAAATGGCTGGGAGCAATCAAACCAACCTCAAAACCACCAGCAATACAGTGGTGGCGGTAAACCTCAGAGCAACGCCAATAACGAACCTCCAATGGACTTTGACGACGATATTCCGTTCTGAATGTGTAAAAAACGACTGAAAGAAAAGCGGTGGTCCAGACGCCGACAAAAGCACGAACTCGCTAAAAAACGCCAAAGCTGGCAATGGCACGCGCTTTTCACGAAAAGAACACCCCGAGGCATTGCTTTCGCTGGTGGGAAAACATTCCTCCCCACCTGAAGGCGCAATACATCAAATTTTAAGCAGAGAAAAGACTATGAATAAAATGGCAACGAAAGAGCTTTTTAAGTTCCTTCCCAAATACAAAGCTCACAAAATCGTTAGTGCATCGAAAATCAAAGATATCGAGATTATCTCATTGATTGATAATACCCCTGCTTGTGGCTATATCACATTAATGGACCCCCAAGGCGTAACGGTTCGTGTTGATGCAGCGTTTTTGCAAAAACACCGACCAGATACTGGCGGCTATCTGCTCGGTTATGAGGACGGTTATCTGTCCTATTCACCAGAAAAAACATTTGAAGAAGGCTTTAGTCGGACTAACGACTTCTTCGAAAATGAGGTATCGCTTAGCATTGAAGGTCACAATGGGGTGACATTCATTACAGCCAGGGACGTAACTATTTCTGCTGGCGGTATCGCTACGCTACAAGAAGAAATCGACCTTGAAGCAGCCGACTTTTCTGACGCGCTGATGTGGCTGAAGGATGGCAAGAAAGTTGCTCGACGCGGGTGGAACGGCGAAAACCAATTCTGCTGGCTGGTTCCTGAAGGACAGAACCCGGCACGAATGGAAGCCATTAAGGGATATTTCCCCGGCGACCTCGTTCCGTATGGTGCTTATTTCGCCTTAAAAAATGCACAAGGTGTAGTTGTTCCGTGGGTTCCTTCTGTAGGCGACTTACTGGCATGTGACTGGTTTGTAGTGGAGTGATTTAACGTGGAAAATACTAAAGCAATTCAATACCGCCTGCGTAATGGCCAGAGTGTCGAAGTGACCATCAATAATGATGGAGTACCTGGCGAAAAGGTTTCTATCTCTGCTCTGGCTATCGAAAAAACCATCATGTGCCACCTTGGCTTTACTGAAGAAGTGAGCAAAAAGCATGGTGTAGCAATCTGGAGCGCAATGGATACTGGTATGCGCAAATTCATTACTGCTCGTACCCCAGGGATGACCATGATGGACCTCATGCAGATTGCGCCGCTGTTTGAATGTGAGCCTTTAGATGTATTCAGCAATCCAGCTATCTGCCAGCAGTTATATGGTGAGATGAAACTCGCGGTTACCCCCATTGTGCTGCATGAAGGATCGCTTGCTGGCGTGTGGAAAGTGGAGCGTATTTCAAGCTACATGCCTTTCCATGTCAACGGCGTAATCACTGGTGAAAATCAACCTGTTTCCGTTATAAAGTCAGACCTCAAGCGCGCAATTCTTGAAGCAAGTTGTCGAATTGTCGGCCTGGGCAAACAGTCTTATGTTTCCTTCCCGGCTGGCCCTGAAGGCCCGGCAGAAATTCTGATTATGGATGCCGATCTGCTATGGCAAATACAGTTTCTGATTGGCAAAAGCATCATCCGCGCTGAAGAACTCGATCAGTACATTACCTGCACGATGACGGATGAAGTCAAAAGTGTGGCTATAGCCAATGCCCGGAACCTATGTCGTGCTGCATTAACAGAACTGCAAGAAAACACCACGGAAGAAGTGGAAAGCGATTAAAAAAAATCCCGCCAATTGGCGGGATTTCTTCAATATACGATCTGGTCTACATGATCACCAAAATCATCGTCGTCGTCCTCATCGCCACCATCTACTGCTGGCCAATCAACAAACCAGCCAGCGTAAAGATGCAGCGTTCGGAGAACATCACTTGCGGGAACATCAAGGGTGTTAACGAATCCCATATAGCTATTGGGATTTGCCCCAGCTATGGCTTCAGCGATCATGTCCTCGGTAATGTCACCGGAGATAATGCTTAAACGCCCGGAAACTTCTTCATTATCATCAAATTCGATAATGGCATCTCCACCTAATGGCGCTGCGATTTTAATCTGCATTATTTAGCTCCTTTGCCACACCTAATAACAGTTCCAGCAATCCGTCACCATTCATCAGTGATGCGGCAGCGGCCTCTTTGTCATGATACAACTGAAGAGCCATAGAGAATACTTCCGTTGCTGACGTTTTGGAAATAGTCGGTGATTTCTGCCGAATTTTCCCGGTGTTACTTACTGAGGCTGGCGGGTATACCTTCGCCATATAAATATTACTCAATCGAGATCTGAAGCACCATTCAGGCTTGCCACGCCCACCGATATTGACGAAAGATGGCTTATCCCCTTCAACATTGGCCTTCAGGAATGACCGGGCTTTCTCTAACAAACCAGGGTTACTGTACTCAAGATGATGACCCAGCTCGTGCCACAGTGCACTTGCATTTTCATCGTTCAAATTGACAGCAACAACACCATTTAGATTTGCATATGCCCTTCCCTGGTGGTGAACTACCTTTGATAAGGTCGATATTTTCCCGCCGGTCAGGCGATAAATATCAGCAAGTTCCTTGCGCAGGTCTATCCCACCATTCTGTCCAGCGCGGGCTTCTTCCACTTCTTCTGTGATAAAAGAGTCAGCCCACTCAAGAGCTTTTTCTTCAGATACGGATGAGTTTGCGATCGCACTGTTCATGGCAGATAACACTTTCTCGTGGACCGAACCCATACTTCGCTGATTCATTTGCCAGCGTGTCTGCGGGTTATATGAGAATCGCTTAAGTAGTTGGTCAAGCTGCTCAAGTTCTTCTTCACTGACATACTTTTTAGCCTCACCAATAATGCCAGGGAGAATATTGCCGTTAGGATTAAACGCTCGCGAAAGGAAGAGTTTCAGCGCCCCCATGCCCTCCGATGCTTCAATATCACCAATAACCCGGTTAACAATGGCCGCACTCTTCGGATTAGCATCCGCCAACGCTCTGGCTACGATTTGCAGGGACGATACGACCTCACGCTGCATATCAGTCCTGATCTCATCAATAAGCTCTGGCGTTATGCCGTGCTCTTTAAGGATATCCCGGCCTTCCGCCGTTACCCCATCGATATCACCGACATGTTTATTAACACGACTTTGCAATGCCTTAAATGCCTTCAGAATTCCACGGGCATCATCCGCTTTACTAACGGCCTTCCTGAATGCTGGCAAGAAGTCTGAGTTAACCTCATTTTGTTGATCGGCCCACTGAATGGAGGCTTCTTTCATCTCGTCCAGAGTCAGATCACCCAACGCGGTATGGTCTGTGAATATGAGCGACAACCTCTGAACCATTTCTGCCAATGGTGATGCCGAATGCGCCGCGCTAAGGAATGCTTTCACCCTGGTTGGGCGAATGGAAAACCAGTCAATAGCTGGTGGCATATCTCCGTTTTTTATCGCCTGCGCTATCTCGTCAAAGCCATCGCGCCCAAGGGAGGATGCGTGATTTAACAAGCCGCGAAGTAACGAATTGCTGATACCGAATAATCGGCACCATTTTTTCACGTCGGCAACAGGCATTCGAACAAAATGCGCAAGCACTTGTACAAGCTGTTCATCCTGGGGATCTGTGCGGGAAAGCAGCCTGATCAGATGAATAATGTCTTTGATGCCGGATGCCCGATGTAATAGCAAACTGGTATACGGAGCAACACCGTTGTAACTACCGCCGGAAACGGACTCGAAAAGACCGCCGGATATCCCTTGCATGCCTTCGTTTTCCAGTTCCTGAGACACCTGGCGAAGGATATCCTGTAACGACACATCGCCGCCGCCAAACATATCCCCCAGCGCCTGGCCCTGGTGCTGTAACTCATCATTGATACGTTGAGCCATCAACTTAAAGGCGGTGGCCATACGCTTCGCGCTACGGTTATTCGCGACGATGAACAACGCGAGTGCTTTCACTTCCGGGGCCGTTTCGCTGAACATATCCCCCTGAGCAATAACATCGGTAATATGCTGGCCTGACTCCTTCGATTGCCTTACCAGGTCTACCGCATCTTTCAATGCCTCCAGCGCCTTTTTATCGAGGCTATCCGCTGTCTCAATGCCATCAACAATAGTTGTCACAGCCTGCTTGTGCGCTTCTCCTGATAAAGCCTGCATCTGGACAAAATCATTGGCTGCCGCATTAAGCGCCGTCAGAACATTACGCATATCCGGATCAGGTTCTTCTGCAACCATCCTTACCAGGCGCGCATCCTTATATGCCTTGGCAAAGATCGCGTTTTGTATACGGTCTACAAGTTGCCGTGTTGGTCGCCCATCTTCAGTTACAAGGCCAGCCGCCTGTGTGGCACCAACTTGCGTCATAAATCCGCGAATAAACGCGTCATTACTGCGGCTAAGCAGATCTCCGCTTTCTGACGGGTTAAAAAGCGCCATCATCGCCGGTGTTATGCTGTCGGCATCAACAAAAGCTTTTTCACTGGCTGCCATTTCCTGAAGATCAGAAATATTTGAGTCCTTGGCAAACTGAACGCGGTCAACCTTAGTTAACCGGCGGCGCACCAGTACCGGAGCCGTCATTGATTCAACCTTTTCAGGTCGTATGCCGAATTCGGTCGCATGATCAATCAGGTACTCACGATACCGATCCGCATTGCCGTCCTGATAGGCTTTGATGATCCCCATGGTCCGTCCATTACCTGACTCAACGGCATTGTCCTCACCAATTATCGGCGCACCATGGCTGGATAAACCGGAATCAGTAAGCTGAGCTGGCCGCAAATCTTTGGATATCTGGTTAACCTGAAGAAGGCTGGATGCGCGGGTCCGGTCGCGCGGCTGAAGTTCCTGGGGATAGTCAGGATTAATTTTCCCATCCAGAGTATTGGATACCAAAAGAGCTGAGGCATCGACGATATCAAACGCTGTTTTTACCTCGTCTCCCTTCGCTGTCACCACATACGAAACCCGCCCATAATCGGGCAGGTTCTTTAGCAGCTCGATCAGCGTTTCTATGCTGGTGGCCATTACCACCTGATCGCTTAAGCTCATCCCTGTTACGCCTTATGCTGCCTCTTTAATGTTGGCGGCTATCCATGCCGCCGTGTGCTGTTTAACCTGGTCCAGGTCGATGTATGTGCCAACATATTGACTCAAATCCTGCAAGGTACCGATAAATGCATCGGTGCTCTGATCGACGAATTTATCAGCCAGGAAATCAGCAACCAGTTTTGGCACACCATCATGTACCGAAGGTTGTTTTTCCTCGCCACTACTGCCGCCGGACACACCGTACCCCATCTGTTGCATGATCTGGTCAATTTCATCGCTGATATCCAGCAACTCCATGCCACTCGCGGTAGCCGCTTTGGACATCAGAGCATCCAACTTATCGCTGAGATCCATTAACTCAATAGCTGATAGTGTCATGCCGCTACCCCCGCTTTCTGGATTGCTACCAGCAGATCAGCCAGGTGGCGAGCAGCGCCATTAACCAGCTCTTCGTTTTCCTCAAAACGCCCGGCAGCCTGAAGGGCTGCAATCGCTTCCCGGACATTACCCCGGGCGTTACGGATCTCCGCCATGTCAGTGCTTTGCATATCCATCACGTTATTGAGATATTCAATGGCTTTATTAGCCTCTGCATCTGCTTCGCTAACCGTTTCATCAGGCTGTGCCGGGGCAGGTTCTGGCTGAGTAATCTCACCGACTTCGGCCTGCAATGCATTGATCATGCTCTGCACCATTTTCTCGGTGCCAGCGCCCCCCGGAAACGCAATATTGGGGAAAGTTTTTTGAAACTGAGTTTTCAGCATTACGCGGAACTCGTCTGGTGAGCTGGTGGCCAGCTCCAGAGCTTTTTGTGCATATTTGCCAAACGGACCATTAGTAAGTGTCTTCGCCAGGAAGTCGAAAGAATCCTCGCGAGGCAATAACTTCAGGTCGTACTCACTCATTTGCTGATCAGAAAGCGGGGTATCGTAAGTAGCAATGCCGTAGCGTGCATATTCATAATACGGGTCACCTTCATCAGGGCGCGGCAGAATTGCTTTGTTACCTTCAGGTATTGCGCCAGGGGCCGCCGGACGCATTTGCAGGGCATATCGATATGCACCTATAGAGACTTCTGGTTCAGGCGAAGAGCTACCGGTATCCTCCGCTGGTTCAGGTTCGACGTTTTCCGGTTTATGTTCTTCTGGTTGGACCAGGTATTCCGATACATTACCCGCTTTATAGGCTTTAAACAGCTTGCCGATCGCATCTGCCATGTCCACACCCTGTATGGATTTAGCCTTGATCATGTACACGCTGCCATCCGAATCGGTTAACTGGATATACCCTTCACCGTCCTCAATGAATTGCTTCATTGATGCACCATTACTGAGCGTCACTTCCCCGTTCATATGCATACGATTTTTGATACTTGCAAGGCGATCCGTCATCGCGCGAGAGTGTCCACCAGTCATCCCCGCAGGAGCAATGGTTTCGCGCCCACCAGTGCGATTGAGCTGATCAATCTCCGTCTGCAAACGCTCATTCTCTTCATAAAGAGAATCCGCTTCCGATGCAACAGCGTTAATTTTCTGCTCCAGATCTACCTTCTGCCCTTCTACCGCTGCCACCTGATCCGCGAGGTCGCTCATGGCATCCTCTTTCTGGTCACTGTCAGCCTGTAGTTGGGTTATTTCATCAACCAGGGCTTTTTTCTTCTTCTGCGCACGCTGGAATTTTGCCGAGTTTTTCTCTGCAAGGTTGGCAAGTTTCATGGTGACCTGCGCCAGCGTCATATCACGTCCACTCATCGGAGCAACGGTATGAGTAACGTCTTTTTTATTCAGTAAGAACTGGAAAGCAATCAGCGTATCGCTATTGGTGATCCGGTTTTCCGCTGTCGGGCTATGAAACAGAATGCTGATAGTCTGACCATCACTGAGCGGAATAATGGCTGGCAGGACCGGCAGCCCGTTAACGTTACGTGCCCGGCCAATTTCAGCCCCGCCGATCGCGCGTGCACCGTTCTGGGCCACATCCCCCGTTTTATCACTCCCCGCAGAGATTCCGGTACCATTCAGCTTCTGGTTTAATGCCCGGACAAATGCCTGCATGGTCCGGTGTAACTGCAAACGAGTAGAACTAATCGCCTCCAGTAAATCCGTAGCACACCAGTGGATCGGCGTGTCATAGAAGAACGTAGCCTCGATTTCCTCCAGGGTGTTGGATTCCGTCATCAGATAGCGGTCCTCACCGGCCATTAATGCGCGATATTCATCATCAGTCACTGGCGGGGGAAGCACGTCAAGCCCAGGCTTGATCGTCACCCCTTTATTGATATTGAACTGTTCCATGTTAATTTCCTGCTTTCAGTTGCTTAAGACGGCGTTTGAGTTCGCCATTTCGGGCCTTTTCGTTATTGAGTCGGCCTGTCTCCTTATCCAGCTTCGCCCGCAAATCAGTGATCTGCTGTTGATTGAAAGACACCGAGTTCTGCGCTGATTTATAAGCGGCAACCACCTGAGCATTCCGCTGTTTTGCCTCTTGCAGGCGCTGAAAGTTGGATTTTACTGCCGGTTTCTTGTCTACCGGATTGGCAACACGTTTCGCTTTGGCGATCAGTGATTTCTGGAATTTTGCGGAGTTTTTGCGGGCCGCTTGCCCCATGACGGTACCAAGCGTCTTGATATCCGGCGACTGAGCGTTAGGAATAGCTTTTCCATTCAGCCTCACAGACGATATATCGCCAGTATCGTTTACCTGTATGGCAAGAATTTGTCCGTCGTTAAGAACCAGCTTTGCGGTTTTAACTTTAACGCCATCTTTCGTTGTTGCGCGGTTGCTGGAGTCAACCTCAATTACCGTAACACCGGTTTTATTGATCGCCGCGATAAGGGATTTCAGCCCCTTTTCATTAACCTGGTCAAAATCGACCGTTGCATACTTATTTTTCGTCATCTGACACATCCTGTGCGAGATTTATTACGTAACTTCTGCGGATTTGCTGAGTAACAGGGAAAATCCGATACAACGGGTTAATGAACGAGTCGCCATGCGTAACCATGACGTTGAAATGCCACAGCCGTTCTCCTTTACCCATATATTCAGTGGGTATGTACAACCATTCACTGTTTTCGCCCTGTTCAGCCGACGTCAGACAACGTTGTTCGCCTTCAATCACAGTCGTCGGCTTCTGAACATCGCGGATCCAATATCTGACCGTTGCGCCGCGCAAAAACGGGAATTTAGACCGGTATTTGAACGGCACCCGGATGAAACCCGGTTTAATTTCCACATCACCAAGTTCTAAATGCGTGATGTCCTTGCGTTTTAGCAAATAGCGATCGGCTAAGGCTAACGCAAGAACGCATACACCCCAGCCAATCATTTCCCACCTCCCTTTTTCACCAAACTTGTAAGAACATTCAGAATGCTATCGATATTCACTCGTTTCATCCCTGAAATCACCTCATGACCGTTATTGCTGGCTATCGTTACCATTAAGTACGTAATTGATAACTCCCAGCCCTCATGTTGCCCCAATAGGTACGCCACCGCGCCAGCTGTCACTGCAACAAAGATCTCCGTAACCAATCCCAACAAATTGCCAGACTGGCGACCGTCTCGGACATCCATCAGGAACGTGCCTATCCCACCAATTACTGAAAGCAGGAGCGCAATAGCAACTGGAGCTAATTCCTGTGTGTCAAGCACAAGTTCCCTCCTACGTTGTCAGGAGGTAATGGTATGCAAAGTAACTTCTCAACCGGTTATGTTGCATAAGAGACTTACCTATTCAACCGACTTTTGGAACCTTCAATAATAAGCCTGCTATTGGCGCTAAAAATAAGAACCATGCAGCTCTGAAGGCTTTCATTCATGTCCTTATATTCCGCGAGATACATGCCAATAAAGCCAGCAAGTACGGCGGAAATACATTCGGCCAGCAATTTCTTGCATGAAGACTCGTAACGGTTTTCACATAGCCCACTCAAATACGAATACACCCCACCAAGAAGGGATAACATCACGATATGTACATAAAATGTCATTTTTTACCTATACAACAGTAAGTTGAACAACATTTGAGAACGGTATGCACTTTGTGATTTCCACACACACTGGTTTTGTTAATTAAAACCAGTAGCTTGCAATAAATAACGATAGTGGGCAGAAAATATGCTAATAGGCTATGTACGCATATAGACAAATGAACAAAACACAGCTATGCAGTGAAAAGCACTTGAAAGCGCAGGATGTGAGCTAATTTTTGCGAATAAGGCGAGCAGCAAAAAGGCTGGGCACCCTGGGTTAAAAAAGGTTCTGCGTATGCTTTCCAGAGGTGATACCCTAGTCTCGGACTAGGGACAACATTTCGAGGACAGTTTTCATTAGCGGTCAGCAGGCGCTAGATACATCGAATTGATGTGCCGCGCGATAAATGTACCTATTCTATCAAGATAAATTACACCGACGCGGCATTAGAATTACAGCTCAGATTGAGTTTGGCGCTTCTCTACAGGATGATAACGATAAATCGTCGATACACCGATATCGTAAATAATTGCCAACTGTTTCCTGCTGTAGCCATTTTCGATCAACCTCGCTATTTGCTCATGTTGTTCTTTTGTCAACTTCGGGCGACGTCCGCCAATGCGTCCCTGTTCGCGTGCAGCTGCCAGTCCGGCCAGTGTTCTCTCAACAATTAATTCACGTTCCATTTCTGCTAAAGCCCCCATGACGTGAAAAAAGAAACGCCCCATGGGTGTTGATGTGTCAATACTGTCTGTCAGACTACGGAAATTAACACCTTTTTCCCGCAACTCCTCTATAAGCGTGATAAGGTGTTTCATACTTCTGCCAAGCCTATCCAGCTTCCAGACAACCAGCGTATCTCCTTCTGATAACGTTCTGAGCAGCTTTTTCAAGCCTGGTCTGGCTGACTTTGTTCCGCTTATTTTATCTTCAAAAATCAGTTCACATCCTGCGCAGTTCAGTGCATTTCTTTGTAAATCTGTGTTTTGGTCATTTGTTGACACACGAATGTAGCCAATTTGCATGAAAAACAACCTCTTTGTTTAGTTAAAAATACATCGTTGGTATAGGTAGGGATTAAGACTAAAACGTTGGTTTGGGGGAAGGCTCGGCGCTGCCCGTTGGTGTACCTGTTCCGTGGCCCTCAGCCACACCGCCAACGGGGTGGCTGAAATGTAACGGAGCAGCATTTTCTTCTGAAAAGTACCCAAATCTGGCAAAGGTTTACCCAACGTTAAAATTACCTGATTTACGCGGTGAGTTTATCCGTGGTTGGGATGATTCGAGAGGGATTGATACAGGGCGTTCATTGCTAAGTGGTCAGACTGCAACATTTATTCGTACAGCTTTGCAGGATTATTACGGTTACGATCTGAATACTAATGTCAAAGTAGGTATCGCTTATGCTACTGCTGATTCTGTTATAACTGTTGGAAACCCTGCTAATCCTAAAGCAGGAAATAAT